AGATGTACGATCCAGTCCATGCGCCCGGCCAGATTCTGGTATATCAAGGAACAGCAGCTAGACGCTTTCAATTGACAGCTATTAGATTTGCATCCAGATCACCACGAGAAGCAGCAATTAATTTAGCTAAGCTATGGACATTACGTGGTTGGACTATGCCGACATTCGGCCAGTCAGAATCCAATATTCGAACTGACGCTGCTCGACGAGAAAAATTAGGAAATAATGGTCCATTTAGTAACGAGGGAATTAAAAATTTAATTGATGAAATAGGATCAGATAGTTCAAAAAGTTATTTGGGTGCACCACCACAGCTTTTGTTACTATCAGCATATTCAAGGCTTGGAGTAAGTCAGGGAGTTGGAACTGATTCAATTGGACATTTACGTAAAGTACCAGTGGTTATAGAATCATTAAATATAAACTATCCAGCAGATGTTGATTACATTCCAACCGAAGGGGCAAATCCAACACCAATGCCAACTTTAATGAATGTTGATTTGAGTTTAATTGAAGCTCGCTCTCCATCAGAATATGAAAAATTTGATTTGAGTAAATTTAAACGTGGCGAATTATAAGAGATTATTAAAATGGCAATAGTAGTTAATACAAGCAATTTAAAGAATTCATCAAAAGGATCAACTCGCTATACGCAAGGTGGGCTAGTTGATATTTACAACAATCGGTTAGGATGGTGGGAGCGTAGAGTTATTCCTAAGCATTCAACTGACATATTTTTTGATATTGATATAAACACAGAACATCGTCCAGATTTAATCGCATTTGCTGTTTATAAAAATCCAAAATACGCATGGGTTGTTTTACAATTTAATAATATTGTGGATATCAATGAAGAATTAGTCGCAGGTAAAACCATCACACTTCCATCTTCTAGTAGATTACAAAGTGTGGTATTATCTAAATCGGCTAACGGAAATATTGTTGAATAATGTCAAATCCACCAAATCCACTTGCAAAATTTAATTCATATGCTTATCACCACGTTTTAGTGGTAACTGATGGCATGGAAACTGTGGATACCATTATTAATGATGAGACAGCTTTTGAACGACCATCGAACGCAATAGATGTAAGATACAATCCTATAGAATTAACAAACTCTGGAAAATACATTATATTAGTAGATTCTAGAAAGGATATTAACTTTTCAATTAATAAATGTAAATGGGAAACACTTTTAGCTCCATCTAGTAAAAATGGTATTCGAGTTGCAAATACAATAGAATCATCAGGCTCAATGGAGATTCACGAACCGTTTGGAATTGAGTTTCTTCGAGTGTTAGCTGAATCAACAGACTCTCTAGAACGAACACCATCTGGCCTAGTTTTTATATTAAAAACTATTTTTATTGGACATGATGCATCAACAGGTCAACAAGAAATAATTTCACGTATTAAACCATTTGCTTTTAACGCAATTGATATCAAGGCTGTCATGGATGAAGGTGGTGCCACATATCAGTTGGATTTTGTTAGTACTGCAAACGGACTCGGCAAACAAGCACAAATTTCTATGATAACAAATGGTATGGGTCTTAAATTGGAGCGCAACATAACAGTGGGCGCTGCATTAAAGGTTCTAGAGGAAAGAATCAATACACGTTATGAAGATAGATATAAAGAGTTAGCTCAGACACTGAGTGCAAATAAAGCAGTCGAAGGTGGTGATTACAGCGACGGATTTAAATATTTACAAGATAATTATAAAAAAGTTAGATATCGATTAGAAGTAGATGAGCCATATAACTCAGCTCCATATTTGGTTGGTGGGCAAGCATCAACATCAAATGATGATGATTTGGGTAAATTTATTATTCAAGCACCACCTCAGTCAAGCATAACAACTATGATTGATAAGATTCTTAGTTCCTCTGAACAGATGGGAAAGGATGCTAAGGGCGAAAATGCATCTGGGCAAACATACACATCAAAAATAATATCTACACTAGTACCATCGTCTGACTCAAATGTTCAGGAAGTTGTTTATAAACTTAATAGATATAAAACAACACTACAAAAACATAATGAAGAAATAGAACCAAAGGCAGGTGAATTTATTGAATTTAATTATATATACACTGGTAAAAATGTAGATATATTAGATTTTAATATTAAAATGGATATGGGATTATCATTTTTCCAAACCGCAGGCAGTGCTAAAAATAAATCAGATTCTCAACGTGAAACAACAGAAGGAACTTCAGTTCTCAGTACGACTGATAATGGTGGAGAGGGTAAAGGTGTTGATATAACTGCTGGAACAAAAGCAGATTCATCTAATAAGAAAGATATTCTATATCTTGGATTAAACGTAACGAAAGGTGCAGCTCAAGAACATGTTGATCCTACAAAGGATTTATCTTTTGATTCTTTATTGGAGCGACAGGCAGCATTAGAAAATGTTTCTGCAACTATCAAGATAGCAGGCAATCCACAACTTTTAAGTGAAACAACTCCTTTTTATAAAGATATTTTAGAAGGTGAAAGTAGTCAAATTTCAGAAGAAGCTACGGGCGCATCTGATTGGTTTCATGTACCTGCATTAATTAAAGTTAATATAAAATATCCAACGAATACCGATTTAGCTGGAACCTTAGAAAATGATTCAGTTGTTGGTACAAAAGATTTTTGGTATCGTGGTTTTTATAACTTACTTAAAATTGAAAATATTTTTAGTAATGGTGAATTTACGCAAGTTATAGATATGTTCAGCGTACCCGGCGACAGAGAATCTAGCGCTGGCTTGACACCCAAAACAAATGAAACGCAACCAGATGAAGCAGTAAAAAAAGCAGTTTCTAAAAGAAATATTCAAGAAGATAAAGAAAAATTTGATGGATTACTTTCAGAGGTAGATTTAGATCTGCCGATTATAGCAGCAGATGATCCTAATGCAGATGGCTATGCTGATGCAAGTTTATTATACAAAACTGGAGCGCGTGGCGTTCAAGTTCATCCATATGAATTGGATCAAACTATGTTAGACATTTACACGACAATCACTGCTGCTTGGGCATTACATGCTCCAAATATACGACCAGTTATAACATCCACTTATAGAAATACAACAGTGGCTGGCTCAGATCCACCACGAAAATCTTTACATGCTTTTAATAAAGCAGTTGATGTAAGAGGAAATAATCTTACGAATGTTCAAGGAACACTTATAAGAGATATATTAAGACTTGGTTTGAAGGGTCGAGGATATACTGTGTTGTGGGAAACCTTTAGTAACTCATCTAACAATCACATTCACATTCAATATGATGGTAGAGATTTAGTTGAACCAGATGATGATACACCAGCGGATGATTCAAGATGATTAATGGGTACGGTGAATTATAATGAATAGAACAGGAATAATGGATGAAATGGCCGAGTCATCCGATGAACGTGCTTATGAATTAGGAATAACATCTGGTAAAGTTGTTGATGTTAACGATCCACTTCAGCGTGGAAGAATTAAAGTATTTTGTCCTACTTATGGCGACGTTGCATCAGAAATTGAGCATATTCCGTGGGCATCTTATTGTGCACCATTCGCTGGCGTATCTGTAAACCCAACTACTGGTCCTGATGAAGATACAACTGGTGGTGTTATGTCATATGGCACATGGGCTATACCTGATGTTGGTGCTACTGCATTAGTAACATTAGTTGATGGTCTTCCAAACCGTCGCGTATGGATTGGTTGTTTACAGGGTGATTATTTCACGCATACCATGCCACATGGAAGATTTAAAGCTGATAGTAAAGTACCTTTATCATCTACCGAAAAAGAAGTGGAGCCACTTGCATCTAATGCGAGAGAAGCATTTAACAATAATGTTGATAGTTACGAATACGGAACTAGAATAATTGATCGTCAAGTTTCGGCAATCTCAGCAGAAAGTATTGGTACGGCTGTAACATATAGTGAAGAACCAGACGATATAGATTTTAACATTGATCGATCTGATGGTAAATCAACAAAATTTACACAAGGATATTCTAATAATAGAAGTTCTATATATTCAACAACCACCCCGGGTAGACATTCTTCAGTAATGGACGATGATCCACAGAATTCTCGTATTCGATTTAGAACTGCAACTGGACACCAAGTTATTTTGGATGATACTAATGAACGAATATACATTGGTACTGCATTAGGAAATACATGGATTGAAATTGATGGCAAGGGAACAATTGATATATATTCATCAGAAGATACATCCATTCATTCAGATGGTGATTTAAATCTCTCTGCTGGTAAATCTGTTCGAATAGCAGGGGCCAAAGGAATTCACTTAGCATCTGGTAAAGATATTAGAATGCACTCAAAAGAATCAACTCATGTAAGATCAGATGGTGATTTAAAAATGCATAGCCCAAACACTGTTTCAGAAGTAGACGGTGATTTAGCATTTAAAGTTGGTGGTAAGGTATCGATCAAATCAGATTCAGTGGCAATAGAAACTGATGGCAATATAAATTTAAAAGCAACTGATTTAATGATTAAGACGAATGGATATAATTTTAATGGTACAGGAATTAATGTTGTTGGGGAATTAGGAGCTGGTACTAATGTTATAGCCAATGGAAATGTATTTGGTAGTGATTGCATATCACCGCTTAGATCATTAAACGCTCATGAGCATTTTTATATTGCTCCAAAAATTCCAGAGCCACCACCAAGTACAATTGGTACTACATTTCCATCATTTCCATCTGGAGCAACATCAACACCAACAGTTATTGGTGCACCAGACACTGCTGCCGATGATGAAGCTAAAGAATTACCAGCATATCTAGTGTCAAGATCGCCGACACACGAACCATTTCCACGATCATATCTTAATAAAGATGAAACTGATAAGGAACAAGCTGGTGAATCATCACTTGAATTGTTTGATAAATTAAATGTTGATAACATCGCAACTGTTACAGAATACGGTTATGATGATCCAAATGTCGGTAGAAAGAGTGATCAAAGAAGTATAGATTTTGATCGAAATGAAAAATGGCGTAGATAAAGTAAATACTATTAAACGTATGAGAATAAAAAATGTCAGTTTATAATGGATTTAATTCCTTCAAATTTCAGAAGAACAAGCAATTTAGTGAATCTGATGTCGAGTTAGTTAAAACTGACTTGATTAATCACATCTTCACTAGTAAGGGAAGTCGCGTGATGATGCCAACGTTTGGCACATTGGTTCAAGAATTAATTTTCGAACCATTAGACGAAGCTACTACTGATATGTTGGAGCAAGAGTTGCGTGATGTATTTGATTATGACCCTAGAGTTGAGGTGTTAGATTTTCAAATGCAAATTAATGCTGATCAAAGTGCAGTGATAGTGTCTGTTTCTTTATTTTATGTAGAATTAAATTTGACTGACGTATTAGACCTGAATATAGATTTTCAATAATGCCACATTTTAACGCAATATCAACTAAAGAGTTTATTACTAAAGCAATTATGATTCATGGTGATTTATTCAATTATGAATTAGTTGATTATGTAAATAATCATACAAAAATATCAATAATATGTCATATACATGGAAAATTTAGTCAATCACCAAACGATCATTTGAATAGTAGAGGATGTAAAAAATGTGGTATTGAACAAAGATCCAATGCTAAAAATGAAAAAGCAAGAAATGATTTCAATATTAAAGCAAAAAATACACATGGTGATTTATATAATTATAATTTAGTTAAATATATTAACGCAAAAACAAAAATAAAAATTTATTGTAATTTTCATAAAAAATATTTTTGGCAGTTACCGTCAACTCATATATCTGGTCAAGGCTGTCCTCAATGTGGGAAATATAAAATTTCAAATAATCAAACAAGTAATACTATTGAATTTATAAAAAAAGCTAAAATAATTCATAATGACTTATATAGTTACAATGATGTTGATTATATAAAATCAAATATTAAGGTAAAAATTAATTGTAAAAAACACGGATCGTTTAATCAACGCCCTAATGATCACTTGAATCGTAAGGGATGTCCGAAATGCGGAATTGGAAAGGAAACAGAAAATTCATTTGAATATTTTTTAAATGAATTACATCCAAATATCAATTATATTCGGGAATATAGTACATTAAATCTGAGTAATAACCCCAGAAATAAAAAAGGTCGTTATGATTTTTATTTGCAAGATATTGATGTAATATTTGAATTAGATGGAAGACAGCATTATAAACCTATTAAATTTTTTGGTGGAGTTTTGAATTTTATTAAATTAAAAAAAGCGGATTTAATTAAAAATCGATTAGCAGTAGATAATAAAATTGAAATATTTCGAATTCCATATTTCGAATTTTCAAAAAATATGCCTGAAAATAAAAAATTGGAATATTTTATTAATAAAATTAATCCTATAATTACAGAAAGATAAAAAATGATAAATACTAGCGACATACAAATGAGAAAATCATGAGCAGACAAATTAACAAAGCGGAATCATACGCGACAGTTCATCAAAGTTTCAGCCAAATTAATTTTAATGCTTTTGATTATGATACTGTCAAAAAGTCTCTTATTGACTATTTGAAGATTTATCATCCTGAAGATTTTAATGATTTCATCGAATCATCAGAATTAATTGCAATAATTGAAACATTTGCGTATGTGGCTGAATTACTATCTTATCGAATTGATATAAATGCTCAAGAGAACTTTATGTCAACGGCTCAAAGAAAAGAGTCTATTCTACGTCTTGCAAAATTAGTATCATATAAACCAACACGAAATATTCCACACCGTGGTCTTGTAAAAATCACAGCAATCAAAACAACTGAACCAGTTTTTGACATTGATGGTGAAAACTTAGCAAATAAGACAATCAATTGGAATGACAGTAATAATGTTAAGTGGCGTGATCAATTCATTCAATTGATGAATCAAGTATTAAGCCAACCATTCGGAACAGTGGGTGCTGGCAACAGAGCACAAGTTGATAATGTATTATTTGAATTATACACCTTGAGTAATACTGCATTAACTGGTGGTAATTCTTCTATATTCCCTTATAGTGCTAGAGTTTCTGATAGCTCTCTTGCTATGGAATTAGTCCCATCAAGATTAACCGAAGATGGTCCTGTTGAACGCCGCCCAGAAGTATCAGCTCCATTTTCTTTGTTATACGCAACAGATGGATTGGGTGATGGTTCAGACACAAGTGGATTTTTAGCTCTTACCAAACAAGGAATTTTACAAAAACGTGAAGCATTCTTTGATGGTATAACACCAAACCAAGCATTAGAAATTTCAGTTGAAAATATTAATAACACTGATGTTTTTGTAAACAACGTAAACAGTGATGATAGAGAATTGTTATCAACCAACCCATTTGGTGATTTATTACGTGAATCAAACACAACCAAGTTTGGAGAATGGTTTGAAGTCGGTGCCGATAATTATGAAAGCGTTATATTTAACTCTGAAGATAATCGAAGAAAATTTGAAGTTGAAACATTAGAAAACGATGCTGTTCGTATTATATTTGGTGATGGAGAATTTTCTCAAATACCAAACGGCGCTTTTGATATATGGTTTAGAAGTTCTGCAAATCAGGATATAACAATTCCAAAAGCTTCTGTAATAGGACAAGAATCATCATTCTCTTATCAAGATAGTAATGGTGGATCGCAGACATTTACATTTACTTTTTCATTAATAAATGCATTACAAAATAATAGTGTTTCTGAAAGTATTGAACATATAAGACGTGTAGCACCCTCCGTATATTACACGCAAGATCGTATGGTTAACGCAAGAGATTATAATTCTCATATGTTACAAGATCCTCGCATAGTTAAAATGAAAGCAATAAATCGAACATTTGCAGGCGATTCTAAGTATATTGCTTGGCACGACCCAAAAGAATATTATGAAGATACTAAATTGTTTGGTAATGATTTGGCTCTTTTTAAATACAGCGAACCACCAATTAATGGAACTACTACTTTAGTAAACACCGCAGTGGAGCCAGAAGAATTAGTTGAAGATACTATTGAACCATTATTGAATTCAATAGATTTCTTTGTAATGGTTGTTTCCAAATTGGAAGAACTAAACAAAAAGGATAAAAATTATAAAACAGTATTCAACAATAAAGAAGTTATAATTGAAGCATTAGAATCTTTAATAAACGACAGTGATACTGATTCAATTGATGGACAGGTTAGTTTATACTATTCTGTAGCAGATGAGCTTTGGTATGTTAATGCTCCAGATACAGAACGTTTATTGGTTTTTCAAATTCAACCAACATTTGTTAGTGGAAATATTTTATCTGGTTGGACCATCAACCAAGCAACAGAATCATTTGTTGCATACAGTGATACAACAAGGTTTTGGAATACTAACGGCCCAGACACTGTTTTAAATATAAACAATCTTTTAAATGAAGCAGACACGTTAACTGTACTTGGTGCTAATTTAAATAGTACTAAAACTGGTTTATTGGAAAATGATATTAAATTTAATGTAACAAAACAAGAAGAATTTGGAATTGGGACTAATTCGTATAATAGTCTTTCGATATTGCCTATCGATCAAAACAGTGATGATATCCCAGATGATTTAACTCAGTCGTTAATTTTCGGAGATTTAATAGATTCAAGAACATTGACCAGTGATCCAGATGTACCAGCCAGTTTCGAATTACCGACAGAGTATTTACAGGGATTTGAAAATGAAGATGTTGTTGTTTATGTGATTAGAGGTGGTGCACTAGAGTCGGTTGATATAGATAGTGCGAATAGAGTAAAACTAGAATTTGGTTCTGGTTGGACAACGCCTGCTATTGGTGATCCGATTAATACTGACGTTAGTACAATTTTACGAACTTGGATTCAAATACAACCGTCAAAAATTCAACCAAATGATGTATATTTAATTAAAGCTAAAAAATATGTTTATTTGAAGCGAGATACTATTAATGATCCGTTTGCCGTCCAACCAGATACTGACAATGTTAAGCTTTTATATTTCCAAGAAGCTACTACGGGTTCAACGCAACGCCGTTATAATAGATATGAAGGTAGATTTCCATTAAATTTCTCGTGGTTTCATTCAACACCTAGATTACATTTAATTGATCCTGCTCCTAGTAATATCATCGATATGTTTGTTATTACAGATGGATATTATAGGGATCATTCAGCTTATTTGAACGAAGTTATTGATTATGTTCCAGAAAAACCATCAAGCTACACGCTAAAACAGACGTTTAGAGAGCTTTTAAAGAGTAAAATGATATCTGACACCATAGTAATGCATTCGGGCAACCTACGGCCTATATTCGGCACCAAGGCAACAAATGAAGATCGAGCAAAGATAAAAATAATCATATCTAGCCAAAATACATTCTCTGATAATGATATTAAAAATCAAATCATATCGATAATTAAAAGCTTTTTCGATATATCGAGTTGGAATTTTGGTGAGACATTTTATTTCAGTGAATTATCCGCTGCAATCCATGCACAATTAAATGCTAGTATAGATAGTGTTGTATTGGTTCCTGTCAGTACAGGAACGCAGTTCGGAGATTTATATCAAATCGATGCTAGAGAAGATGAAATCTTTGTTCCAGATATAAATGCCTCTGATATTGAAATTGTAACTTCTCTTACAGCTACCAATATAAACCAGTAATTAATTAAGCTTAAAACATGGCTTTTTTAATAACAAACAGTTAGAATAAATACTATTCATAAACTGTTAATTGGGGTTTCTGTGTCAAATAATTCAGATTACAATAAAGTACGAACTCGTATTGATAAATTACTGCCTGAACCAAATCAGTCAGAAATAAACGAGTCTATTCTAGAAAATACTATCAATCGAATGTTATCTCCAAAAGAGACTACGTTTGTTGATGGTTACGTGGGCCAAAACAATCGCCAAGCAATCAATTCTAGACAAATACCAGAAAGCTCAATAATCCGTCAAGCAAATCAACTTCAACCGATATTATCAGCCAAACTAGGTTCAGAGAAAAAATATTTGTCGTGGGAAGATGTGATAAATGAATTAACTCTTCAAGGCGTGGACATGGAGAAGTTTTCGGATTGGGGTAGTGCAGAAAAATTTAATTGGGTTCCACCAATTGACATAGACAAAATAATTAATTATAGAGATTATTTCTGGGTTGATACTAATGCAAACAGTCAACTTGAATACATAACAATCAAAAGTCATTGTAGCGCTGCACAAGCAAAGGTAGATGGTTTGAATGCAATGGTTGAACGGTTTGGTAATAATTTTGAAATAATCGGTAATATATCAAGTAAAGAAGTTGAAACTTTTCAAATAGTATCTATTAGTCAAGGAACTGACATCATCAGAATTTTAGAAGATAAAACTGATGATATTCAGATCGGCGATTTTATAACTGTTCAAGGAACTTCATTTACAAATAAAGAAGTTGAAGTTGTTAATATCGAATACACAGATCCACATACTCTTATCACTGTGACCGAAGATTCAATAGTTGAAAATGAATCAATTGGTACAATAGCAAAAACAACACATACTGGAATTCAAGTATCTGGTGATCTTACTAGTCTATTCGAAGTAGGTTTTGTATTATTTGTAAAAGATTCAGATAACACTCAATTAAACAATAAATTTATTACAGTTAAATCATCTACAACTGACGATTCAGTAACTGATATTATTATCGATGCTTCTTTTTCTAGTAAGGTTACTGGTGGGATAATTTCTCTATCAGAACAAATAAGCCTTGCACAAGCAACAGCAGATTGTGAATGTGGTGTTAACTCTGGTGGTGGTTACGGAGTAGCCCTGTATGATGATAATCCTAACAACTCTGGTATATGGGATGGTGATTATCAAGAACTGTTAACGCAAATTACAAATGATGAAGATCCGAAAATAACTGACGGTGATAATGAAGATCTTTGGTATAGTAAAGATTCAGATACAATATTTCAAAAGGGCGCAAATATTGGATGGAAGCCATTGTTCGCAGATTTCAGTACTGTATTATCTAGTGTGACAGGTAATGCAACATTTGATTTTTCTGAATCATGTGAAGTTGAAGTACCACCAGCACAAATTCAATGGACTTCAAATAACAAGTGGGTTCATAGAAATGGTGTATCAAATTTTGCATCGGCTCGACAAGCAAGTTATCCAATTATTGAATTTTTATCTGGTATTGAAATTAACGAATATATTGAAGTTGTCCATAAATGGAAGTATCGATCAGAAAAATCACTTCCATTTGTTACTGCTGATAAAGATCCAGTATTATTTGAATTAGTTGGATTACATCGCTTTGAAATAAATTCTGATAGTGAAATTGTTTTTGATGCTATACATGGAAATCTTACTGATACATTTAAAACTGGATATGAATTTACAGCAGATACAGCAGACATTTATACTGTTATAAGTTCAAGATATGAAATATTAGACGATGGAACATACTCAACAATAGTTGAAATAGATAAAGTTTTAGCTGAAGGTGATGTTGCTACTTTCAATCCAATACGTACATCATATGGTGATTTTTGGATTGGTTACAATCAACATTGGGTTTATGAAGGTGTTGATTATGATAGACCAACTGGGAATAAAGTATTTAACACACAAAACACTATCAATGATGACGCCATATTAAATACTGAGAAAACTCATTTTGATTATAAGTTAGGCACGTATGCGCAATTGTTTATATCAAAAAGCAATGTAAACACAACTTTTATATTCAGCGATACAACGTTAAGAAATAAAGCTGTTGCCGATTCAGATTCTATTCGCGTATATCTAAACGGTGAACGTCAATATGGAACTTATGAAGAACTTCGAAGTTTGGCTGGTGAAGGGAAACATGTAATCGGAATACGAATGAGTGGAGTGCAGGAACTAGATGAACTTATAATCGAAGTTGCTCCAGCCACATTAAGTGACTTGGGTTATAACACGATTAATGTAAGAACAGAATTAAATGATTCGGTATATAATTCAACATTAGAATTAGAAACAGTTAGCTTGAATAAATTTAAAAAAATAGAGCAGATAAAAACATCTGTTAACCAAGCACCTATATTTAATTTGTTTGATGTAGATGGATCACCACTTAATAAAACATCAGAAATATTTTCTTTTAAAACAGATCAAAGTTATTCGGTTATTCCAGAACTTGGTAAGCGAGTAATATATGATTCTCTTACTGGTGTTTTCACATTTACACAAGATTTGCTTGGCTCAGATAATTCATTATATGGTTATAATTTGATTGATGATAGTGTTGATTATTGGGTTGATGAAGCTAATAAAACAGTATACAAACTAGACAACTTTGTGTGGACTGATTTCTTTTTGCAGGGAACCAATATAATTAATAAAGCAGAGTATAGTTCAACTCAACCATCAAAACCTTTCAATGGTATGATTTGGTATGATTCTACTGCTAGAAAACTTTATGAATATTCGGAATCAGCAGCCAAATTCTTTCAATCGTCTGATATGGTTGTTGTGTATGAAAATCCAGCTCTTAACAGTATATGGAAAAAATCTAACGAAGAATATATTCCAGTCAAGCGTGATTGGTACGGAAGATCTTTATCTGAATACAACGAAGAAAAAGATGCTTTCTTATCTGTAACAGAAGAAAGCATTAAATTTAATAATCCATTATTTTCTGATGCTGAAGTAGAATCACAAGCATTATCAGAATGGTTAATGTCACAAGAAAATTCATTTTCAGAAGATGGTTCGTGGGTTGGTGATTGGACTCTACCTGACTATTTTTATTATAATGTTGAAAATGAAAATCGTGTAGATGTTACCACCACTGAAATTGTTGGGCATTTTTCATCAATTATCGAAGATCAAGATAAAATTTCTGGATTTTTAGGTAATAAGCAAACACAATTTCATGCACTACAGGCAGAAAATATTGATTACGGTCGTGGTGGAACAATTCGACAATACAATAATAACTTCTCAACGTTCTTATCATCTATATTCATAGACAATGTTATTGTTCCTGATTTAATAGACTTTGCTCAAACTCAATATGAAATTTTGTTAGATAAGGTAAGAAAAATATCTACTCAATCATTAGTTCAGGCAATTACTGAAGATCTTGGGAATTTCGATACCACTTCTAAGTTATCTGATATTACAAAAAAATTATATGCTGAAGATTCTAATTTAGAATTTTTATATGGAGATACAACTTCGGGAGCTAAAAACTGGATTGCAACACTACCAAATTTTGGTATAGTGTCTCCTGTAGAGCCTAATCTAAACATAGATAAAGCAATTCAATTATATGAACTATCACATCACGATAGTCATCGAACTAATTACATAATGAATGGTGCAGAGAAAGCAACAGTATTATCAAATGTAATTGATGCTTTACAAGAAAAAGAAAAAATAGTTGTTAAGACTGTCGATGCACCTAAATTATATCAAGATTTATTATCTGAGATAGGTAGTAATCTACCTAATGAGTATTTTTGGCATAATTCAGCTACTGATGTTTTATATCAATTAGTAATTGACTATATTCAACCAAATGTTCCTACACCAGTAGAAGATACATTTTGGTTTAACACAAACACAGAATTAGGAGCGTTACTATACTCAGATGGAACTGATTGGGTTCATGTATTAGATGGTTCTAAATGGGAACTAAACGATAATGAATTATCTGATGGTGCATTATACATTGGAGATGATATCGCGACATCTGATATTTCTATGTGGGAAATAGTTGATGTAAATGAAATAATGGTTAAATCTATATTATCATTCGAACAAGATCTTTTTACTCAAAGTAAAGAAAAGGATTTTCCTCTTTCTACAGATACATTTTTAGAATCATATTTTTTGAAATATGTTAATGATCAGAATATTGATTTGCCGTTTACTAATTCTATCTATAGTCCAATTGATGCATTTTCTTGGAACTATTACAATTCAATACCCGGCACCGGCTACGATATGATTTTTGCCGACCCAGATACCAATACGTTTACATTGGATCAGTTAACCGCAGGATCATTCGCAACAAGTTCAACATTTTCAATCAAAAATGCAGGAGCTAATGATGGTGAGTGGACTGTTAAATCTGTAGAAGAAACATCGTCAACTACTGTAATTACGGTAAAGGAAGATGTTACTAGTACTGCTACAGGGATTTTATATAAGGGAGTTTTCCCATCAACCAATAACACTGGTGCCGAATCTTCAGCTTATTGGAAGGGATTATATCTTAGATTTTATGGAACTCCATATCCAAATCAAGAACCGTGGATATTACAGGGTTATAATAGTAAACCGGCGTGGTGGGATGAAGAATATTTAAATTATGAACCATCAATTTATGGAAATCGTAAATGGAGACATATAGAAGATTCTGATGAAGGAATGTGGAAAAATATTCGATTGGGTATAGTTCCCAGTGGTAAAGACCTCCCCAATGGAGATACTTCTGATGGCTCTAGTGGAAGCGTAGTTAAGTATAGCTATTTTAGTGTAAACATAACAGATGCACCAATTTCAGATGATGGCGTAGTGTTTTATAATCCAGACGATCTATTACCACCATATTTTGATCATTCAGCAGTTGAATCATTAGATTTGATTTCTACAACTAGATCATTATTTGATAATTTTAGTTTGCATGTAATAAGCCCCAATGCGGATTATACATTCGGACAAAATAGTATATACGAATATGACTGGAGAGTTTCTTCTCAATATTTATATAGTACTCTTATTCAGATTTATCTAGAAAACCCAATAAAGTTTTTATTGAATACTTTTGGAGGTGAATATCTTTCAATGGGTGGATTGTCGATAGACAAGACTACAAAGAATGTTCCATCAAACAAAAGTGTAACATTTCATGGTTCTATTTTAGATAATGAATTAACTAAAGTGCGCGGATTGAATCAATGGTATATAAACTATAATAGATATACTGGTATCGATACTAACTTTTCTAATTTCCATAAATTATGGAAAACATGGACTGCACCATTATCATATCAATTCAATTCGTTCATAGATGTGAATACATTTGATGTAACAAACAATTCTGTAGATATTGAACAAAATGTAGATTATGATATCTTTATAAAGAAATCTAGTGGAGTTGAAAGTATTTCTGCACAAGGACTGGTTGCGACTTTAATATCAATTCCACCTAAATCAATAAACAACGACAATTCATCTGAGTGGAAAATACAATTATCAAATAAATCATCTAACAATGTTACGTTTGATTATTATCCAACCCTGAATTTTCCATTTCATGTTAATACCACAACTAACACTTGTACCATATACCAATATAAAATAGCTAACATTGAATTAATCCAACAAGTAATAGAAGTAGATGGAGACATTACTGATATATTAGTAAATGGTCAAACTATATCATCTGATGATGGTGCTGTTGAATTTACTATTGATTCATCAAACTATAATGATAGTTTGAAAAGAACACAGATAAAAGTACGCGAACTTCCAGTTGGCATTACAGGCAATGATTTGATAACCGTAGATAATAGAATATTGCCGTGGAATACTGGTGATAGTGTTTGGTTAACAACCAACGGAACATTACCAGCTCCATTATTAGGTGATACTGGTAGAATTGGACCAGTTCAATATTTTATTATTAAAATAAATGACACTCAATTTCAGTTGGCAGAGACATTAGCAGCAGCTACAGCTCTATTACCAATAGACATAATAAATTCTGGTGATAAAGTTCATCACATAGGTGAATTTAATAATACGTTTATGGCAAACGGCGGTAAAAATACAGTTATAAACTGGAGACATTATAAGTTAGATACTAGAAGTGTTTACAGCTTTAAAATGCCAACCGTCATAACTGGCATTCAAAGTTTTATAGATTTAATCGATGGTTATGTAAAGATTTTGTCCGAAAAAGGGTTTGATTTTTCGGACAACGTTAATAAATGGCAAAGTCAAATTGAAGAATTTATTAATTATTGTTATAGCTCTAGAAATCTATTAAGAAATAGAACAATAGATAATTTATATGAGATTAAGCCAAGTGTAGAAAATGGCAGTTGGTCATTCTTAGGTGTAACAGGCACACCATTTCCAACTAGCACACCAGTTAATATTGTTGCAACTGATGGTAATATGCCTACTCCATTTTTACAAAAAATTCCATATTATGTTATTAACAATGGTGATGGTACTTTCAATTTAGCAAATTCAGCTACTAGATCTGAGCTTGGTGTTGAGGTTCCGTTATTGGATATCGGATCAGCAGAAAAGTATGAATTGCATGTTGCTGTTGAAAACACAATAAAATATCCTCAAATAGAAGTTAACTCATTCAAGGATAAACTAGTGTTTAATCCTTCATACGGAGTTGTGTCGGATATAATTAGTGGTCCTTTTGATGATATTCAGATAGCAAAAACAATCTTAGATAGAAATGGCGATCCATTAAGTATTCGAGATTTGGTTATCACTAGAACTGATAAAAAGACAGAAATTTTTCTAGCAAATGATTTACGATCTGATCTTTCATTTATACCTAACGTTTTAGATCCAATAAATGTAGAAGAATATCATTATATAAGCGCTGCTACTTTGTTTATTGACACGTATGAACATGTTGTGGAATTCAAAAACTATACTATTGATAATAAATTGATCTATGATGGATTTATTGGATTAAATCTAGACACATTGAGTGTGAATTTTAATAGACAAACAGCTAATACTTGTAGACCTAATATTGGTGGTAGTTCTTTAGTCAAGAATACTAACAAATTAGAAACTTTCGATAATTTAGAACGATCTATAACAGATCTACGAGAAGCATATGGTTCACCTACGCGAAATGAAAGTAACAGATTCGCACCATTTGCAAAAAGAACATTGGGTTATGATATTAATTCAACAGAAAATTATTTGAATGATTTAAATATTAATGAAAAATCTCAATTTCAATTTTGGCAGGGACTGATCCAAACAAAAGGATCCACTCGCTCTATAGATGCTTTTATAAATTCCAAGCAATTTATTGACGCCAAGCTTGATGAATTTTGGGCTTACGAAGTAGCAGAGTATGGTTCGGTTGAAGAACAAGAATATCCAGAACTATTTGTGGGTGTTGAAGATGTAACTGACAACAATATTAAATTAGAATTTGTTGAAAACGCATCTATCAGCACACCCGGCCTCGATAACAACCCATATGACGTTATCTCTTTCGATGCTACTGATGGTACTGATTTGACATCTGAAGTAGGATTCACGCCAATTACGATAAATGACAATGAACGTTGGTATCGCCAACCCGATCAATTTGCAACTCTTTCAGATAATGGATTGGTAATGTATTTTGAATCATTAGCTAATAAATCTATTGAATTAGATAATACATCATTAGTATCTCAAGATGCACCATTGATTATACACAATTTCAAATCTGATCAATTAATAATCACGGTTGATTTTGGTTATGATGCGTATGATCGATATGATGACTCAGATTTTACTGTCGATACTAATACTTTGACAATACGAAATAAGGTATTGCCATTTACCAGCCCAGTAATAGTCGTTAAAAATGGTTTGATCTTAGAAGAAACCACAGATTATTATGTAGCAACAAATACATCTGGCACCACTGTATTTTCTGATAAAGTTAAATTTACTAAACCTTTAGTTGCTGGGGATGTAATCGAAGTGTCATACAATGATTCTATTTTGATCAGTGATTTGCACTACTTACAAATTAATTCAAATGCAGTTCGTTTTAAAAGCAACGAACTCTTTTCAACGTCTGCTAAAATAGTTATGTATGGAACACAGCCTAATTTCGAATCAAACAATGCATCTAAATTGATTGACAATAAATCAGATACGGTTGTTAGTAATCTTAATCTATTCGATCCTGCTCGTGGTATGTATAATACTTTAATTATTAATGCTATTGATATAATCTCTGAATACAATCCAGCAACAACAACTACTAAATTGGACAACATAATAGATGAAACTCCAGTTGATGAATTTATAAACAAAGATTTCTGGGGTAAACATGAAGTTGGAACTATTTGGGTAGATACATCTGAATTAAGCTATATGCCTTATTACGACGAATCAGTATTCTCTAATGTAGATGATAGATTACGTTACTGGGGTAAGCAAGCATACAATTCTAGATTGACTGCATGGGAATGGGTTGAATCACCAGTACATCCAAGTGAATACGATGAAATAGCGGAAGCTGAAGAAGGTGATGCTGATATTAGAGAATTTAATCGTCTATCTGGTAATGCTGATAGAATTGTTTATCGTAAAGTTTTAACAGATGATGTAGATGTTCCTTTTGAATTACAAAGATTGAAAAATGAAGTGAGAGAATTTACTGTATTAGAAAGTGGTGTCTCAACTGGAACGTCTGGTGAATTTGAATTCCCATTAGATGAAGATTTTTTAAATAGCCCGATTTTTGGTACTAGAACCTATGATATCATTGTTAATGGAATATTAAAAACATCTAATATAGAAATGCCTGTACCCGAAGCTGATTTAGTTGTGACCGTAGATGGTCTAACAGAAAAAGATACTGTTGTTTTACTTCACGAACATTCATATACTGAAGAAGAACTTGAAACTGCTCTCGAATTAGAGATTGTTCAAGTGGGTTATGAATACACGGAAAAAACATCATTCAATAAAAATGGTTCTGAAATAACAAACTATTATTTCTGGGTTAAAAATAAACTTACTAGATCTAGAAATAAAAATATTTCACCAAAAAATATAGAAAACACATGGTCCAATGTAGATTATCCTTATATTGTTCTACAGAAGCCAGTAGCTCGATCAAAAGTATTATCTGTTGAAACAGAAGAATATGTAGTATCTTTTAATGATAATGTATCAACAAAACTACGAGAAAATACTGTATCTGCTTTGCAATTAGATACTCAATCTAAATATGATGGTTCTGGATTTAATGGAATATTCACAACTGGTTCTAATTATGAAGTTGGTGATGAAGTAACTCTATCCAACGGTGCTACAGTAGAAATAACAACATTAGTTCCGGTTGGCAAAGTTAATGGTTTTACTATCACATATACTGGTGACTTAGTAACTCAACATCAAGTATTGACTCAGGCTTCCACTACTGGTGCTGGGACTGGTTTTACTATAAGACCGAATAGAGCTAACATTGGTGGACTTTATATGAATTTAAGTGTTCCTATAAAATATGTTTCTGATGAAACACCAGTTTATTTTAAACTGTCGGTTAATGGAACCGAACTTAATGTTGATTCACAATATAGACTTGATGATACTGCTAGAAATATTGATATAATGGTTGATTTACCTGTCGATTCAAATATATCTTTGGAATATACATCTGAACGTGCAACAGATTCTACAGTATTGCCAGCTCGTTATACGCAGGCGATTATTAGAAACATCAGATCGTATATATCGGAATCAAATAGATATACTGTTAGATTCAGAAAGGATTTTACTCAAGATGATTCTTCGAGTGATATTAATAATAAAAATCTACATAAAGAGTGGAAGTTATTTAGAGAGCACCAGAATTTTAAAGTAGATAGAGAGTTATGGGATAAAATCACAGAAAGTATGATTGGATATACTCTAACTGATAGTTCTGTGAGAGTTCCTAGCATTGATAGATCTATATACGATCAACAAACTGGTTCTGATACTAGATTTGGGATTAAAACTGGTCAATCATTCACTGATGGTACAATAGCTATTAATACAATACTAGCAGATTTAAATAATTTGGAAAATGAATTTATTGGTATTGATATATCAAGCTTCTTAACGTTAAATTCATTTGATACGCCAGATGATATCGTTACGTTAATGGAAAATATGTATAACACATTTAAATCTGAAGATATTAATAGAATATTCTTTTTAATATTAAATGATGCGTTATCATTAAAAAATAAATATGAAAAATTCCTTAAAACATCAATGATTTCGGTTTATGGTGTTAAGGTATTAGAAACACAGAGGTTCTTTGATGACTGATCCAATTAATGGTTTAATAAACTATGCAAATGAAATAAAACCATATCACTCTAAGGTGATAGAGGTATTAACTGAGTATGTGCATGATGAAGATATAAAGGTAGCTATAACAGAAAGTTTAATTACTAATTTTGGTATTGTTATTTCAAGTCGAGCCAACGTTACTAATGCATCATTGTTAAATTCTTTAAATGGAACATTCGGTCAAGGTGGTTATGGTACATCTGATGGATGGCCTGTAGTATCAATTAATCAATCATTAGAAGATGGTGCATTTGACACAACCCATCCTAGTTACAATGTTTCAAATAATTCAGTATCAATACCAGATAATCAAACGGCTGTTTATAGAGCTGGGAGAACTATAGAAGTTGATTTGTATGCAATTGACATTACAACTGGTGAAAGAACGACTGGTGTTCAAACGGAATATGTAATAGCTTCTTCTACATATGTACCAACTGGTCAGATACTTGGTATTTTAAATAATCCTGTAACGTTACTTAAAATGACAACTGATTTAGAAGATACATCAGCAATTCCACCACTAGGTGACGATGAAGAATACGCTGCTATTGTGCAAATAAAACCAGTAGACATTCATTCAATTATAACTGGTTATGGGAATACTAAACAGATTGCTTATACTAGTGTACCACCGGGCGGTGCACCATTACCATACCCTGAAGATACCACGGTTGGTTCTGAACCTAATGAAAGTATAGAAGATGGTACGTATACAAATTCTATTTTATTATTTGAAGATGTTGCAAAAGAATATCCGTTTGGAGCTAAGTTAGTAGCTCTTTTAGAAAATGAACAAACTAGAGAATTTACTGTAGCAGCAACTTATTATAATGCATCTACGGATAAGACTATAATCAGAGTTAATGAAACAATCGATCCAGATGATGATTACGCTAATTCTAAAGTAATAGAGAAATTCTATGGTATTGATGAAGCTTATGCTAATGCAAATTCAACTACTAGTGATCAAGCAGAAGGATTAGTTCAAACTTCTCTATCAGAAAGTATTTCGTTTAGCTGGGGTGAGGTTGGAACTGATGACGTAATTGATGGCGCTCAATATGTTATTAGAGAAGTTATTAATACTGATACATTTACAGTCAATGGCGATGTAAGTAAGTATTTTAAAAATGGTGATGTGGTGAATGCAATTAATTCTGAATCTAATGATGGAAACCACACAATTGTAGACATAGAAGTAATTGGACAAACAAGCAATATTACAGTATCATCCACATTAATAGATTCTATTGGTGGCGGCTGGCTAGAATCAACTTAAAACAGAGTATATATTAAAATGACAAAAAACACAGCAAATGAAACTTTAGGAGTCGGAGTAGAAGGTCACGTATTAATTAAAGATGATGCTGGCAAAGTTTTACTAGACAAGAAAAATGCAGTACATCCACAAAACTTGGCTAGAATCATAGCTAGAGCATTATCGAATGAAGATAATTCTAGTATTTTCCGTATAGCTCTAGGTAATGGTGGAACATCAACGGATGCCAGTTTTAATGTATCCTTTAGAACACCAAATGATGGACAGCCACCAGATGTTAGAACTTGGAACAGTCGATTATATAATGAAACCTATTCAGAAGTAATTGATGATTCAAATTCACTATTAGGCCAAGATTTAGGTTCATCTGATTCATCTGGTTCAAGAGCTGGTGGTGGATCTGACCCAACTGCCGATTTTGGTACTGGTGTAGTATCAAATGATCTAGGTATTACGTCCGAAGTCGTTATAACTTCGATATTAAATGCCAATGAGCCACAAGGACAGCTCTCTCAGAGCGTTAGTGCTGTAGACGGATCATTCTCTTTTGATGAGCTAGGACTCTACACATCGGGCCGTGGAGTGGCTGACAGCATAGGTTATGCCAATATCAACGTTGGCACCAAATCTTCTACTGATGATACAGGATTAATAGTAGGTCAGAAATATAGTTTTCGTATTGAAGTAGATACCAGTGGAACTCAACTTGAAATACCATTTACGCCAGTCGCAGGATCTGGTGATAGTGGTGAGATTTTATATGGTGATTTGGTAGAAGCAATTAATTCTGGCGATTCAGCATGGAATTCTGATTGGTCAACATCTCCATTACCTGCTGGTTCTGTTATTAAAATTTCTGATGATGGAAGCACTGGTTTTACAACTACTCGAAGCGCAGAAACCTTTGGATTCCTACAATTCCTCAGTGGAAGCACAGGAGCAACATCGTCAGTTGTTGTGGCACCAACCGCTGATAGCTCAGCAGCAGACTTATTTACAGCGTTGGGTGGTGTTATATTAACTCCAGTAACAGGTGAAGCCGCTGGTGTTCAGAATAATGTCGCAGATTCGGATTTAGAAGGTGAGCGATTGCTTACACATTTAATTTTCACACCAATATTTAAAAGTGAATCCCGCGAAATAACCATAACGTATACATTGACTGTTTCAGTCGGTCGAACTGTTTAAATAACCCACAAAAAAGGCCAGAAATAATCTGGCCTTTTCATTTACATAATTAAAAATTAATTATTATTCAGAGCTAGCTTCAGCCTTTTTAGCTTCTGCGTGTGCAGCTTGAGTTGCAGCAGTTTGCGCTTGTCCCTGTAAAGTGTGGTTTACTGAAGTATATCCAGCAGTACCAACTCTAGGTATGAATTTATTTCCATCTGAATTAATTCCAGCTACTACCTGATGAAAATAGTCCAAAGCATTTACACCATTTTTTAATGTAGTTTGACTTAGAAGATCCCATAATGGTAGTTGAGCAGCAAATCGATTGCGTAGCACCTTACCAAGACGCTCTCTATCAATCATATCTAATGAAGATATCTTGATATAAATTATATTACCATGTTGATCTTGTTTAACAACGGCACATTCATGGGTTACACCATCGTCATCGATATCCATACGAACTACATGTGGAATGTTTGTTTTAAAAATTTCTAATGGTCTAGTACGTGCCATTTTATGTATCTCCTAAAAATAGATGTTTTTGTTATTATACTTTTATTTAGCATCAAAAAAATAGGGCGATCCTGACAAATATTACAGAGACAACATATCTATATAATGATCAGATCCTTCTTGTACTTTTTTAAGATCAAATTTACCGCAAAATTTTAGAAATTCAAAGAAATCAAACTTCTTCTTTCTGGCAAGACCATCAGTTACAGTATCAAAAATTAATTCTTCTATATCCTCTGGTTGGGCTTCTAGATCCATTAGCAATCGATTCTCTTTATGTAGATCCTTCACTACAAATTTCTTACCAGAAATGGGATGTTCCCATTTATGTTCCATTATCGTTTGACGTGCAAACTCATCTCTCCAAGCTTCTTCTAGCTTCTTGATTCTTACTCTAGGATAAGCACTTTGCACATTATCACCACCGGCACCTTCACCACGAAAGCATTTGATAAACATAAAATAATCAGCATCATTGTTATATTCTGATAAGTCTCGCTCATCACCAGTAGCAGGATCTATTAAATGTACATTGTCATAGCGAAGAAGTTGCATAAAATCCTTATCTGCACTTACTATTAAAACTTCATTTTCTTCTTCTAGAGTTAACGTCTGCACACATCCAGAAATAATATCATCAGCTTCTAAACCATCAGCAGCCAAATTGATTATCTTAGTATGTTTATCTATTAAATCTTCGAAGTCATCTACATGTTGTTTGAATAGTTTATACTTTTCTTCTTGTTTTGGTGTTTGATTTTTACGACGCTCACCTTTATATTTTAAACCACTTATACATTTATCAGAAGCAGTGTAATCATGTCTCCATGAATAACGATCAAACGCCATTATGATTTTATCTGGTTTATAAAGATTGAAATATTTGTTTATCGTAAGCAATGCACTATGAGCAGCAATACCACCAATAGTGATATCATCCTCAGTAGTATGAGCATAAAAGGTTTTATGTAAAATATTACTTACATCAAATATTAAATATCGCATTATTCCTCCGCAATCCCTTCAGATGTTTGTGCTAAAATAATGAGAAGCCACTTCTGAACTAATTCTTCATCAGTAATTCCTTCATACTTGTTTCTTTTTAATTCGGCAATGAATGCATCGTTCCAATCAACTTCAGTACGAATTTGTCCATTATCGTCTATTCTAAATGATGTCATTTCAACCCACGGTTCAGGAGAATCTTTCATCAATCCGACAAATGCTTCCCTAGAAGCATCTTCGATTGCTCTACGTGCATCTATCTCCATTTGAGCTTGTGTAGATTTAGATTTATAGATACGTTCGAATTCTGCCTGTATATAAGATTGAACATCAGAAGTTTTCATGTATTCTCCTACTTCGGAAAACCCTTCTACTGATTCGGATGTAGATTCTTTAAGATTTTCTACATTTACGTCTATATCGGCTGAATCAGAATTTTCTATGGCTTCTGACATTAATGGAGTATCATCTTCTGATACAGGTTCATTTAAATTAACATTTACATCCATCTGTACATCATCTGGATCTGCTTTCATTGCTTCAGACATTAAGGGAGTATCATCCTCAACATCCTTCGGTGTTAAATCGTGTTGGTCATTCATTATACTAGTCTCCGTGGTATGACAATATCGATACCATTCTTTTTAATTGTTAATGTACCGCTCTCTCCTATTAATAATTCTAAATTGTCGGCGTCATTCATGGCAGAAAGAATTGTCTTCACTGGATAATTATTAGCAAATGTAATGTCTACATCTTCCTCTATACTTAAAAAATCTTCTTCTATATCAAAGGTGAATTCACTCTTAGTATCATCCTTTAATACAAATTGAACTGAATTTTCTTCTTTGGGTTTATAGAAAAGAACGTGCTCAGATTTCATCGTATTAGCACCCTTCTTTAACATTTCAACTGCATTATCATCTAATGTAATAACACCAATATAAGTATCATTTACTTTTTTAGGTATAATTTTATTGAATAGAGCAGCTTTAACACAACGATATTCTATATTCAAACCTTTTGATTTGAATTTAATTAATTTAACACCACCATTATCATCTTGATCTAAAGAAATTTCGCTAGCATCATTATCTTGGTGAATCATCATTCGTTGTAGAAATTTAGATACATCACCTAATGCCAATGACTCAAATGGAAGTTTGATATCGATAACAGGCTTTAGTATGACAACTAATTTACTATTTGGATCTAAGCCACGTAGACCATCTTGATCTATAACGATATTAGGCACATTCACTGAATGAGCGGTTTTCACTGCTTCTGTTAAAAATTTAGTTACTTCAGAATTAATTTTAGTCATTATATAAGTATACCAGTTCTTAGAATTCAAATAAAGATTTTAAATGCATACTTTGCTTTGTTGGTGATTCTTCACCAATAGCCTTAATAACATTATTAATTGGAGCATCGACAAGTCGATCCATGTGAGTGTCTTTATCAATTTCAAAATCCTTAAACCATTCAGGGATTTCGTATATTGTCATATCAGTTGGCAATGAAATAGTTCCAAATCTACCATTCTTCTTTTTTAAGAAAAACTTCTTTGTTTTCATTCCAGAAGTTATCATGGGACTCTCATTGTCGTTATGCAGCTCTCTACACTGATTATAGTGTATACAGGGCGCAACAGTGCCGGGCAAATAAGTCTTTGGATCTAGCTTTAGAGCTTGTGTGTATTCTTCTATCTTATTAACTCCAGATGGTATTCCGATATCCAGAATACTTTCTCCAGTTAATAATTCATCTTTATAATCAACAATATCTTGTTCAATATCATCCCACGACTCACCTTTAAGCAATCGTTCTATGAATTTTTCTAGTTTTGTGGATATTGTTTTTGGGATTGTGGTTCGCTTTGTATCTAAGCCCATTACTTTTAGTTTGTCTACATCATAACCATCTAGATCAACTAGATGAAGCATGTATTTCTTTTTCATGACAAAAATACCACGCTTGGAAACAATCTCACGGCCACACTGAATTATTCCATCAAAATCATCATTTATTAAGAATGATTCTTTCATGAATTTAGAAAATGATTTATTTACACCATCAGCAATAGCATCTCCTACTTCACGAGCATCTTCTGTATTATCAGTGAAAGTATGAAAGTAGGTTGAATCAGTGTTGTGTAACAATATATCGTTACCATAAAACATATGGGTATTTTCCACTTCAATATCGTAAATATATTTTGGTGATTCTATCTTTTCTATATTAGTGGGAGTTATATGCGTATAACCATTTTGACCAATTAAATGTATTTTTCTAGTACTACAATCGAGTTTAATTGCGTTATGTTTTCTTATTAAAGAAAAACCAACAAGTTGTTCAAATCTGACAGCATCATATACGTTAAGAATAATACTAAATGTTCCAGATTTAATTCCATCATATGAATTTTCGGTATTTTCTTGCCAAAAATTAGAACCAATACCACACAATTTAAGTAGTTCATTTGCACCAGTAATATGATTAATCGTTATTGAAGATAATCTTGGAATCCCCTTGATGACAGTACCATCAGCGGTAAATAACCCATTTAAAAATAATCCAATATGTTCAATTGAATCATTATATAAAAAATCAGGAATTTTTTTTATTATAGATTCATCATCATATAAATGATTACGTAAGAACACTCTTAATTTTGCACCGTGTAAATTAATATCATGATCATTTTTTCTATGACCAATACTAGTAATCCACCCGGCATCTATCAGGGGATTTAATACATGTTTAACGATTTCTTCTTTATCTTTAGATCCAGTGGACAAATGTGTACAACCGTTTGTTTTATTATCGGCATATCCATCACCCAATACAAGACCCATTAATATATATAACTCTTTTGGATATTCAGTAATATCAGTTGGTGTGTGTAAATTATTAGTATTCAATAACATACTATTAATACCATTCTTGCCTATTTCTGTAGGTTTTACATTGACTAATTGACCGGGTGTTTTTGATTTAGTATTAGCATATCCAATAAGAGAATGATCTTCAGAAACATCAATATAGCGCAAGTTTCCATAATGAATGCGATACATTTGTTTTTTTGCTGCATGACGAACTACGTATTTTATAGTTCCATATTCATTTTGTTGAGTGGCTTCATTAAAGGTTAATGATTTTATATCACCACGATTGCAATATTCTTTATTATTCTTTATTTCATCTATATGGGTAAATAATTCTTCAATTTTTAATGATTCAGTAGAAGTTTTTATAATAGTATCACCAGCTACTGAATCTCCATATATGATACCATCACCAAATTCATCATATTCTTCAGCCAAAAGTTCATTAACTTTTCGATGTTGATGCGTTACTATATGTCTCCCACCAGCAGTTGTAGATTCACCCAATGTTCTATCACCAAATTTGAAGTGTTGATTAGAAAGTGCGCCGTAAAAACCATTCAATTTTATTTTCAGTACATACTGAATTCTGTCTGCGTATTCAGCTTCCGCAATTAAACGATCATATTCAATTGCATCTTCTTTGCTTATTTTTATTCCTTTTCTAATTGGCATTACTTATACTTCTCTAATATTTTGGCAGCAGCATCTTTAGCTTCTATCATTTGTTTTTGATACGTTTTTCTTTTAGCATACCAATCTTCCAAAATTTTAGGAACAACTCCCTGCTTATTCATATTAAACACTGTGCCAAATCCACTAATACACCAATTATGATCAAGTAAATACTTCCTCCAATCAGCTCCAGTTTTTGATATTATCTTTCCGTTAACCTTTTCAAATATCAATTGGGTATCACTCTTTCTTCGAATGTGGTCCACCGCAGCTTCTTCTAATTTAAATTGTCCTATTTTTGTTTCTGGTGATATATTATTAGCACGAATTACAGAAGGATATAGACTATTTAAATCTATTGAACTACTCCATTCATGCATTCCAGTAACAGGATCTAAAACAATTGCACCTTTGATTTTTTCTTCACCCCAATCATTATCTCTTTTATCGTTAACGATTACTCCACCCATTTCGTGATGGCAATAATTTATTACAGATAGTTCGTGCAATTTGATTGTTCCAGCTACGTGTTGAAATAAACCAGTAGATAAATGCACCATTTCATTAGCCAGCGCAACATATTTTAATTTATTTTCAAAACCAAACAGAATTTCTGTATCACGGATATTGTATCGAATGAAATAATCAAAATCATCCTTATATAATCTAGCTAGCGATCCTTCGTATTCCAATTTTGGCATATCTGGCTTGCCATCAGTACGTAAGAACTTATCTGCAATGTTATCTAGTTTATATGATGGTTGATTTTCAATCATATACTTTTTAAACAGCGTAAGATAATCTAATGATACTCTACCAAACAATTCTATGACTGGTTGTTCCTTACCAAAAATTTCAACCATTTTCCATTTCGGATTGGGAGCATCAACAAATGACATTTTATTAAAATATTTCTTACCCATTAATTCTAATCGCTTGCCCATGTATGGATCATCAAATCCACTGTTGTTCCAACCACATATTAAATCAGTATCTTCGATTTCTAATAAAAACCGTTCAAGAACTTCTTTTTCAGTTTTATAGAATTCTATCACAATGTCTACTCCATCTATAATGGGAGTAATGTCGTTCATTTTTTTAATGTAATCTTCACCAGCAACACCAACGTCAGGCACATCACAGTTGGCATCTTTTGGTGGGATGGCAATAACTACCATTTGGTTTTTATGAGTGTGAAACATAGCTATCGCGTTCACAGCCGCGTATGGATTAGATGGTGAACTAAATCCTATACTAGTATCGTAATCAACCTCTATATCGTAGAAGGTCACATTTAGCTTGGGTGCGGGAACATTATAATAATGTTCTGATAAGATTTTTAATTCTGGTGGAATATCTGATTCATACAAATCATATCCATGTTGGATAGCTTTCTTTCTCGTATTATAAAACTCAGAGTCGGAAGTAAAATCATAGCGTTCGAGTGGTTCACCATATAGACTGGTGTGCTTTCCATTCTTATCGCCAGAGTAAAAATAAAACGGGGCAGGGTAAGATTTAGTTACCCTGTTACCATCGTTATCTCGCTCCCAAACAAATACTGTTTCGTTTTTCTTTACAGCAGAAATGTAACTCATACTTATTCAGTTTCTTCTTCTACTTCTTCCGCATCTTCCGCATCTTCTGGTAACGAAGCACCTTCAATTACAGACTCATACATTGTTTCAAAGTCTTCGTTTTCTTGTTGTAGTTGTGAATAAGAACGCTTGTGCATTATCGTTGCCATCTTATTGATGACCGAAGGTTTTAATTCATATTCTTCTTTAAGGGTATCGACAATATCCTTTTTCTTTTCTTTGAGTCCATCCATCATTGTCAATACGTCAACGATTTCAGTAATTCCAGCTTTTAATTTTTGACGATCTTTTGGATTCGATGGAATGATAATATCACTCATAAATTTAACTCCTGATATATGTTAATTTAAATGTTGAACCAATCATTCGGTTTACCATGAAACTTTGAATGATCGTATACAAACATAGTATCAGACTCGTAAGAGATTCGCAATATATGATTCGTACCTATTTTTGGAGGGGTAAAAACATTTAAAAAATTAGGATATGCAGGGTACGTTACAGCAGTACCAGCTTCAGGATTAAATGTAAAATTAAATGTGGGGAATTCTAAGTTACCACCGAATATTTCAGTGTTAGGATCAAGTGGTGGTTTAGTATTAAAATCTTTTAGGAAAATTATAGTCGTGAAATCGATATCTTTATTTCTATACCAGTTACCATTACTATAAACAGAATTATCTGCACGATGTATTTCCTCAACACCTTCATCGTATGTTTCACTAGTAACTGAAAAGTTTTTTATCTTAGTATCGTAGTGCTTGTTTATTTGTTTGCTAATTTCAAACGCAATAGCATCTACTATTAAATTACTCAACGGATCACTGTAAAAATCATTCTCTTTTATAAACGCGCTATCCACTAGTTCCTCACATAACTTTGAAGGAACTATTTTTTTATTAATTATAAATGGGCTTTTAATCCGCATTATAGGTATTAGCGTACTCGATTAGATCAGAAAACTTAATATCAGAACCACGCAATAACTGATATACATCATCAATTTCACTGTGTTGTTCAGGCTCTTGTTCACTGGCTTCAAAATCTTCTGGTGAGCCAGTTGGTGGAGCCATAGTATCATTACTTGGACCATCAGCGCTAGTACCAGCGGTTGGAGAGAATTCGAATTCCATATTTTCTATGATATAAGCATTAAGATCACTCCAAGAAATTACAGAACTTTCATTAACAGTAGGATCTATTAAAAACTTACCTGCTTCCAATACATTTTGTCCTATTAGAACTGGAGTATCCATCTCACCACGATTATTTAAATTAAATTTCATTTTAGATAATGCAACTTCGCCAATTTTAATATCCATTTCAACTACAGGACGAAACTCAGTACCATTGGCAGATTGCACAGATTGCATATCAACCAAAGATAATGTAAGAGAATTATTTGATAAGTAAGAGCATTTGAATGTTACTTGATTTGTTGATTTATCAACACTGTAATCATCAGCATGTAAGCATGATATGGTCGCACCAGTATCAACCTTACCTTTAATGAAATTAGATGTTGTTAGATTAGTGAATCTAACTTCAACACTATCACCAAGAACCATTCTATTTGCATTAGGATCTTTACCTTCATCTTCAGTTATTTTTTTAATAAAAGGATCTAAGCTTATTGATTTTGCTTGTTTAGGTCGCGCACCTTGAATCGATGATTCATATAAAAATACAATTGCATTATTACTATTAGTAGCAACACCACGAGATTCAGTCATTTTATATACGATGACATTTGGCTTTGGTGTTTTTTTATATGTATCTCGCAGACGAGTGGATGTAGAGTCCATATACGTATAAACAGATCCATCTAATTCAAATCTATCTTCTGTGACAATACTTCTTTTACTTGTGAATGCTGTGTTTAACTCTTTTAAGCTATTATACTTAATCATAATATGACCTCTAATTTGTGTGCTGAGCTTAAAAAGCGATTTATATCACTCTGTAATGGATTAATCCATTTATCTACTGGCTCAATAAAACATAATGGCGACAGACTGTTTTTAACAGCCATTAAAATAACTACCTTATCTATAGTTATTCCTGTTAGCTCATACCACATTAACGAATATGCAGCCCCTTGCTTGAAATAGTTCGATATCTTATCTCTTTCCTTGATATTACTTGATGTTTTAAAATCAATAATTGCTGGCATCCCTTTATATTCACCAATACAATCAACTCGACCAGCCGTTTTCAATACGTGGCTGTATAAACCTACTTCCTGCAAAACAATGTTGTTTATATGTTTTAGTTCTAATCTCAATTGATGGAACATAAATTTATGTTCTTCTTCACGGTTAATCAAAATATCTTTCATTGCTTCATTGTCCAGATATTTTTCAGCCATATCATGAACAGCATTGCCTTGAATCGTAGCAATGTCTGATATCTCTCTAGCCTTTGGTTCACCAACAGCATTTCGCCATTCGGTTAACCATTCTTGATCATTAATCGATAATACTGTTGTTATTGATGGATAGATCTTCCCACCATCTACTTTGTATGTTCTACCATCTTCAGTGGTGGTATCGTATATTTCTGGAATTTTTATTTTGGGTGGTTTATGTATGAACATTAATTAATTTTCTTTGTCGATGAGCTATTTTAAAACAAAACTGCTTTATCGTCAACAAAAAGAAAGGCGATCCTAAGACCACCTTTATTTCTAGCAAGTGTTTGCTAAAGGGAATTAATTTAAAGTCTTTTCATTACCGGCTTTCTAGATCCCATATTCGATCCTTTTGGTTTATCACCTCGAATTCGAGCATTTAATCTTGCAACAATTTTAGAACTAGACTTCTTCTTTGCAATCGCTGATTTACGTTTAATTATAGCGCCTTTAGTTCGCATCACCTTACGCCCTCTGCGTACCTTAGCGGGATCTTTTCGCATACCACAAGCCTGTGGTGAAGCTACCATCTTTCCAGTCTTAGGACCGCTTGTACAGCGAAATTTCTTAATTAATTTTGCACCAACTCGTTTGAATTGCCGAATAGCACTTTCATCTAGTATTTCATTTCCAGCTTCGTCACACCATATTACTTCACATTCTTCAAGCGAAATTTCTTCACCGATTATTTCATTTAATTTCATCGTTCGCCACCATTTCCTTCTATTCTTGAAATTTGATCATTAATACCAGCCATTTGAGCCTGCATATTAGCTCGACGTTGTTTTAATGCTCTTAATTGAGGATTTTCTTCAGCTTTAGCTTCAGCCTTTTCTTTATCGGCGTCTGCTCTTTCTGCTTTTTTAAGCTGCGCACTATTCTTGTTAGCCGCCCGATTTACTTCTTGTGCAGCCGCTCTGCGATCAGATGCATCAACTGTGACCATTTTTTCACCGGCCTCAGAAAGAAATTTAATAAATTTTCGTTCTCGTTTCATATTATTATCCGTTAGCCGATAAGCTTTTAAAAATCAATTCAATTAATTTATCTTTGTTTAATTCTGGTATATCATCAGATTGTTCTTCTTCCTCTTTACTTGGCTCTGGTACATCTTCCAAATCATCACCCAGATCACTACCTTCAAGAGATTTAAAATCATCTACATCTTGATCACTAACAAAGTCGCTAGAATCAACATCTACATCATCTTCATCTGTTTCTTTTCTATATTTGGCAAGCTTTGCTAATGTCTCGGCTTCTTTCTTTGCATCCTTTTGAGCCTTTTCATGTTGTTCCATATCCATGATATCTTCTTCTTGCTTTACTTTAGCCATTGCAGCATCAGCAGAGTATTGTGCAATCTTAGCTTCAGCTTCCATTTTTCTTGCTTCAGCTTCAGCCTTTTTAGCTTCAGCATCACCCTGAAGTGCCTGTATAACAGCTTGTAGTGCAGTCATGGCCTGTGCTTCATCTTCACCACCAAGATCATCTCCACCTTCTAGGTCTTCACCTTCAAGATCCTCACCACCTTCAAGATCATCTTCTACAGCATCACCAGCAACAACATCACCTTCAACTTCTTCTTCCTCGGTGCCTTGAATCTCACCCCAGTCAGCATCGATGATGTCAAATTTAGTTTTTAAATCATAAACTATCTCAGCAATATCTTTAGATGATACAGCTTCATATTCTCCAGTCGGAGACATTTCGCTTTCACCAGCAAGAAGTTCTGCTAATGCAACTTGGAATTCTTCGGCTTGATCAGTCGGGACATAGATTTTTACAATAGCACCTTCATCATCTTCAACACCAAACACAGCAACATCTCCATCGTTCTTGGCTGTTTTTGCTGCTTGATTTAATTTGGACATTACATCATTGTAGTCATATGATTTCATTTCAGAATCATATGTGGTGGTAGATTCCACCATTTTCATCCACTTCTTTTTATTTTTCTTTGAAGGTATTTCAGAAAGATCGATAAAGCCCATTCGCTTCATCATCTTAGTAACGCCTGTATTTGCGCTATCGCCACTACCACCACCAAACAGAGAGTCACGAGAATTAGCAATTCCTCCAGCACTAGATGCACCAGCAGAAGCAGATTCTTTAATTAATTGATTAAGTAATGACATATTTCACAGGTTCCCAACTATAGTGTATAAACTATATTTATGTCAGAAATGCCTGCTTTAATGTATTTTTGAACAAGTAGATAGCAATGAGACAATTAATCATCTCATTGCTATTGATAAAACGGGGATATTACTCAGCAGTTTGTGGTGTACCAGTGCTAGCACCGTCACCATCACCACCAGAATCAGCTTTTTTACTATTAGCTTCAGCATTAACCTTTTCTTGGTTATCAGCTCTAACTTGTTGTACGGTTTGATTTGTTAATCCTTCTACCGCAACCTGCAATTGGTTGAAACGTTTTTCAGCTTTAATTAAATCGCCCTTCCAATCATTGTACATAATAACCAAACTCTGTGCTTTTTCTGAAAGCGTAGAGACTGGATAAGCTACTCCATCGATTGTAATTGTTTGTTCTTTTTGGTTGTTCTCATCAGACATTTAAAGGTTCTCCTATGAATTAATTAGTTCTTTAATGTTGTCGGTCATATTGATATAGTCGAAATTGTATACACAGTCGCTTTGTCTGTCAAGATATAAATCTAAATTATATTCATTTGAGTTTGGAACAAAGTGTATATGTTTATAGGTAGTAAATTTTATTTCACCAGTATCTTGAATTACTTCATCAATTTTTAATACTATCGATGAATTTGTTAGTATAGTTGTTTGCGTTAAATTACCATTTCGATTCGGCGATATAAGAAATATACCATTACAAACTTTAATAGCTCTAATTAAATAATTATGTATACTTTTATCATGTGACGAATGAGAATCAGCAATAAAAAAATCTGGTGGATCTTTCCAAATCTTTGTTATCATTGCTTCTAACGAATAATCATCATAATGTTTTCTGGTATGTTTAATATGCATACCACCAAATCCATATACATCGATTTTAATATCTGGATTTTGTTTCGCCAGTAGATAACACATATTCTCAATCACAGCCAAACTAGTACAGTATGGGCCTGCAAAAGTTAATAGAGATTTGTGGTAGTTGCTTACGTGGTCGAAATATATGTCATTTAACTTTTTATTAATTGTATGATAATCGTTATCCGAACTCGAAGTTGGATAAGTCGTCGGACGATACGGATTCGCTGCTGTCATTGTCATTTGAAATTCCTAATTGACCGCTTTCTATTTTATCGAATGTTGTTCTGTTTTTAATTATATCATTTTTATCTTTGTCACGTCTATCCATATCATCAATTAATTTTAATTCTCTGCTACGTTCAGAGTCTTCTTCAAACTGAATTTTGTTGGAATTAAATTTCATATCGATAATTTTATCGACTCCATCACTATTTCTAGTCTTGAGAAATTTAAATGTTACTTCATTAAGGGCATCTGGCAGCGCATTTGATTGTTTTCCATCACTTTCAACGGAGCCGGGTTTGTATAGAGATACCACTAAATCAGATTCATTGATTTTAGAGATACCGCCAGCTATATGTGCATGGTTTTGTTGTGAGTTACCAATAGCATCTCGGTTTAACTGTGAAGCTGTGATCATCACAAGATTAAAATCTACTGCTATCTGGCGAAGTTGTTCTGCTATCTTCTTATCAACATCAAATGCATTTCCAGTAACTGCTGCGTTTGGTGTCATCTTATCAAGATAATCAAGACATATAACATCAGGATAAAATCCATAATGTAATTTATATTGTTCTAAGTAAGTCCGAATCTCAACAGCCTTTGTTTCTGTGGGCATATATTTAACTTGTAAATTACCACGACATTCTTTTTTATGTTCTTCAACACCAGCTATTATCTCTCTAATATTATCTCTCCAATCGCGTCTAGATATTCTAGTGATTGAGGTATCAAATCGTTGTCCTATAAGATCTTCAGCAAGTTCCAATGTTATACATAACACATTTAATCCATCCTCGGCATAATGCATCCCTAGATTCGCAAGCGCAACTGATTTACCAACACCAGAATTTGCAGCAAACAACACAAGTTCTTTTCTCGCCAATCCACCAAATATAATTTCATTAAATATAGGCCAGCAGGTAGGTAATAATTCTGCTTCTTCCTGCATACGCGCAAGTCGTTCTTCAACAGTAGCAAAATAATCAATTCCTAAATCTTTTTTGACTGATACTAATAAAGCATTTTCAACTAACTCTCTTATAAGCTCAGAATCCTTACCTTCTGTGATTATCTTTGCCGATTCCATTACAGCATCTTGTAGTGCCATGCCTTTACAAAACATTTCAACTTCATCTACAGTATATTGTAAATGATGTTCTTTAATCTCTTTAAGCTCCAACACAACATCAGTCTCAGCTTCTATTTGAGATATAGATGGTAGGTCAGTATATTTTTCAAAGTAGCTTAGAATGAATTTCATCGTCGGCTGAAGCTCAACGTCAAAATATTCGTAATCTATTATCGCATTGCATAATGCAAATGCATCAGGAGAGGAAACTAAATTTTCGATTAATTCTTTTTGTTTTTTAAATTTCATATTTGCTCAAATAATTAAGAGAGCAGCAAATTAGGAAATGTGCTGGTCTTCGCATTATTATTGCAAAACAATTCATCGTTGTCAAAGAAAAGAATGTTGGTAGAAGAATTTATTTTATCAATTTCTACTATTTCATTAGTGATAATATCAGCAGGATCAAATGGGTCTTGCGCTAAAAGTGCAATCACTTGATTTGAGTCAAATTGTGAATTATCAGATTTTAATATTTCGGCTGTAGTTCCGTTTGATATTAATGCAGCATTATATCCAGAAGAAAATATATTAATTGTTTTTAGAAAATAAGATTTATTTTTATAAACTACTTTATTAACACTATTCCACGGAGAGTTTGTATTTGTTGATTCTAAATCAAATGTACCAAATAATATTTGTTTATTAGCATCAGTAAATTTAATTCGAACTACATCTGGAGTGTCTGCCTCTGCAAGTTCATCTAATATCGTTTCTGTTAATGCTAGCGTTATAGTTCCAGTTAATAGGTTTGTGCTAACAGGTGAAAATACTTCATCAGTGATTTGTGCAGCCACTACCGATTCTACTGGTGCAACTTCGCGAACATATAACTCCGCTGTTCCAGATGTTGGTGCATTAAATTGTAATATAACAGTATTATTATCGACTAACTCAATTTCATAATTAAGATCAGATATTGGAGTCTGATCGTCATCATCACTGTAAACCGATATGATTGGAAATGTTTCTAGTTGATGATTTATGTACCAATTATCTTTATTGTATGGCTGAGTGAATTTTCTTAGTTTTGGTCGAGCATAGAAATTATCAACTCCTACTTCATCAGGAGTTCGTTTAATTCTAGGTTCTGAAGTTTGAATTAATTTTTCTATGTATAATTGACCGCGACAATTCTCAGTGATTATACATTTACCAACAGTCTCAATAGTCTGTGGTTTTCGTACTAACTGAACTTCGCGATCACATACATTACATTTATATACGGTTATATCTCTCATCTCTTATTTAGGCAATTGTAACCCAGAAACAGCAGAGAGATATTTATTTTCATTTTCTAGATTTAATTTACTTATGGCAATAATTTTATCAAGATATACTTGACCTTCTTGCAACTCACCACCAAGAAAATAGGTTGGAATCATATCAACGCCTTGACCATTTTGACTTGGCATTAAAGTTCTTGAATCTTTAACAGCAACCACACCTTCACCAATACCAGTCACACGGACCACCATTTCTTCACCCGAAATTAATTTAAGAGCAACAACTTCATCAACTACCATTATAGGTTTAACCATCTTTTAATATCTCCAAAAGGACTGAATACTCTACGTTCGTTCGCACAGCATAAAAAACAGGGATATTGTAAACGATAATTTCAACATTGTCCATGATTGCTTTTGACAGATTTGTATTTTGGTAAGTTAAACTTAAAACATCAGTGATGATATTTGAACCACCATCGGGCATGTTCTGATTAATTTCTTCTAATGTATCAGTTAATTGTCGTCGAGAATTAACTATCTCTGTGTTGTATATAAATTTAAATCCATCAGTCGGGAATATATAGAATTGTTCTGAGCCATTGGCTTCTTGTTCTGGATTGATAACAATAGAACGATTAATTAATGAAGGATAATCTTTAGTGAATGCAGAATTAAACATCTGAGTAAATTCATCATCAGTTTTTCGTTTTCGTACTTTAACTTTGTGTACGTCAGCATAATGAGAGGAACACCATTTTATCAACGGTAGATCATTTGAGACTTCAATAAATTCTTGACAATTTAATTTTACTGCTTTCAATAAACCAGTATCATCTTTTAATAAGTTGTATAACTTCATATATGTATATATACAGGTATTTTGAGTATGTTAAATTAATTTCTTTCTGACATTAATCCGGATGGTTCAGCGACAGTCTTTTTTATATCATCATGCATATTATATGCTAGACGATAAATATCTTCAATGTTAGTATCATCTTTAATATGTGGACGTATTTCTTCGATAAGTCCAATCAAATTGAATTCTAGGTAATTCATAAGAGCTACATCTTTTTTATTCATTATTATTATCTCGACATATATTATGTATTTAGTTAAAATTGTCACAAAATATTAATGTGAAGTATATCACATATTTTAATTCAAAATAAAACTAATTAACATATTGAAACATGTCACACAATCAGATATGATTAATGACATGAATGTAATCGGGTCAATATAAATAACCCTACTAGAAAATAAACAATAATAGGAAACCATTTAATGTCAAAGTCCAATCTGCCCCCAACTGAATTTACGAATGATTTTTCACAAGAAATCTGGGAAACCACTTACAAGTATCACTCAGACGAAACGATAGACGACACTTTTCAACGTGTAGCTAAAGGAATCGCTGATGGAGAAGATAACCAAAAAGATAAAGAAGTCTGGGAAGATCGTTTTTATGAGATGTTAAATGGCTTTAAAGTCGTGCCGGGTGGCCGGATTTTATCAAACGCTGGAGCTGGATATGGTAAGACTACGCAATTTAATTGCTTTGTTGGCCCAACCGAAAAATACGATATTGATTCACTTGATGGTATTTTGGCCCATTTAAGATCACAAGCTCAGACATTAAAAAGTGAAGGTGGTTGGGGAGAGAATTTTTCTTATATTCGCCCTCGTGGTGCGGATATAATGGGAGTTGGTGCTGCCACACCCGGCGCTGTAAAATTTATGGAACTTTTTGATAAAAGCAGTGATGTTATAACCAGTGGAGCTGGTGCGGACACAGATTCTAAAAACATTGCAAAGAAAACTAAGATCCGCAAAGGTGCGATGATGGGAATTCTTGATGTAACTCATCCAGATATTGTTGAGTTTATTACTGCTAAACAAACCGCAGGCCGTTTAAGTAAATTTAATATTTCAGTAAATTGCACCGATGCATTTATGGACAGAGTAAATCGAATAGCTGAACTCAAAGCAAAAAAGGTAGAATTAGAAAAACAACTATAAAATGAATTTAACTGATCACTTAATTGATGCTGGAATTATTACTAAATCGGGTAGAGTTAGTCAAAAAGCAGTTCGCTTATTAAAAAGTAACTCTACAGTTTCTGATTTATTAGATCAATGGAATGAAAAATTTCCATCAAATATTTCCCACCTTCAAAAGCTACATAATGTTAGGCTTAATATTAAAGAACCCATTATATGTGGTAATGAATCTTGTGAAAACATAACTACATGGGTTGATCGTGCCAACAAACCAAGTCCTAGTAGAATAAAAGGTTATAATCGTTTCTGTTCTTTAAAATGTTCCGCAAACTCAAATTTTGTTAGCGATAAAATAAGAACTACATGTAAAGAAAAATATGGTTCAGATTATTTTTTTAGTTCAGATGAAGGAAAACAAAAAGTTGTTGATGGAATGATTGATAAATTTGGAGTGACCTCTCCGTTAAAGAATAAAAAACTTTTAGAAAAACAACAGGAAACAATGATTGATAAATTCGGCACACTAAATTATAATTATCATTTAAACGAAGAATTTCCACATGATGATTTAATGAATGTAGAATTACTCAAAAAATTAAATAAAACTATGCATTTGGGTAAAATTGCAAATCACCTTTCAGTAAATAGAACAACGGTTTCTCGATATTTTAATAAACATAATATTAAACCCAAAACCCATTTTATTTCAACAGAAGAAAGAGAATTATCTGAATTTATTCATACTATTTGTGATTGCCCAATAATAACTTCAGACAATAAAACAATTGCACCTTATCAATTAGACATAAACATACCTGATAAAAATATAGCGTTTGAATATTGTGGACTTTATTGGCATTCAGAAGCAATCGAGCATAAAATAGACAAAAAATATCATTTAAGAAAAACTCAAATGTGTGAAGAAGTTGGAATTCAGCTTATTACAATCTTTGAGGATGAATGGTTACATTCAAAAGAATTAGTAAAATCTAAAATATTAAGTTTATTAAAAACAGATAATAGAGAGAAAGTATACGCCAGAAAAACAAATATAAAATATAATATTGATGTTGATTCAGCTAAAAACTTTATGTCTAAATATCATATTCAAGGATATGGTGGATCATCCATTAGAACCGGGCTAGTTGATGATAACGATGAATTAGTATGTCTTGCATTATTTAAAAAAGAAAAGGATGGATTAATGATTACTCGCTATGCATCATCAAAACACGTAGTTGGTGGTTTCTCTAAGATAATATCAAAATATAGAAATTATGATTTATTTACCTTTGCAGATCGTCGATGGAGTAACGGTAATTTATACGAAAAAACTGGATTTAAAATTGAATACATAACTAAACCTGATTACAGATATAAAGTAGGAACAAAACGAATACATAAATTTTCATTTCGAAAATCTATATTAAAAAAGAAATTAAAAAACTATGATGAAAATGTAAGTGAATATGTAAATTGTAAAAATAATGGATTCTATAGAATATGGGATTGTGGATTAATAAAATATAAACTAAAGGCACTATAATGAATAATATTGAACAGCAGATAGCAGATATAGATAAAGAAATTGAAGAACTTGAGAATTGGAATTTAGAATTCCCTGATACTACACATGAAATGTATGCAGAAAAATGGAATGGATTTTTATCTGATTGGAAAGAATTAGAATATCCAGTTATTGTACATAAAACAGTGAAAGTTTCTTATCTTTGGGATTTGATTATGCAAAGCACTTATAATCGAGCAGAACCCGGCGTATTGTTTTTAGAGCGTGCAAATAAATTAGCACCATCAACGTATGAACCGAGCGAAAAAATTAAAGCCAGTAACCCATGTGGAGAGCAGCTTTTAGCATTATCAGGTGGTATTTGTTGCTTGTCTAGTATCAATCTTACTAAATTTATTAATGAAGATAAAAGTGGTTTCGATGTTGTTGAGTTAAGAAAAACTGTTTCGTATCTGGTGAGGTTTTTAGATAATGTAAACAACGTATCTTTAACACCATTACCTGAATATGATTATTCTCGCGATCATAAACGTCGAATCGGTATTGGAATTATGGGTTGGGGATCAGCTTTATATATGTTACAAGTTAAATTTGGATCAGAAAAGGCAGAAGTGATTAAAGAACAAATTATGTCGGCAATAGCACAGCAAGCATACATGTCATCAATTGATTTGGCAATAGAAAGAGGTATGTATACTTATTGCAAACCCGAATTACACGCAGAAGCGGAATTTGTAAAAAGATTAAACCTCCCAGAAGAATATATGCAGAAACTTCGAACTACTGGCATTCGAAATTCAAACTTATTATCTATTCAACCTACGGGTAACACTGGAATAGCGGCTAATATTGTTTCTGGTGGTTTAGAACCAATCTTTATGCCATCTTACGTGCGTACAAGTATTATAAATTCTATGCCAGATGATATAGCTGATGTTTGTCCGAAATGGTATGAAGGTGAATTTCATGAAACAGAAATGTTTAAATTTACAAAAGAGGGGGATGAAACAATCCTTAAAGGCATCGGCCCAGATGGGACGGTTTATAAAATAGACACAAATCGTGGCTTAACAAAAGAAACTCTGTGTGAAGATTATGGTGTACATTCATTAAATCAATCAAATGAATGGAACCCAGATGCTGATTGGGCAGTTTCGACACTAGATTTATCAGTAGAAGATCATCTTATAGATTTAAAGGGATTTGCTTATTGGATAGATTCTAGTTGTTCCAAAACGATCAATATCCCAGAAGATTATCCATATGAAAAATTTAAAAATCTTTATCTTGATGGATATAATTCAGAAGTCCTGAAAGGGTTAACTACATACCGAGCTAATACCATGACTTCTGTATTGTCTGCCGCCGAAGAAAAGACTGCTTCTCCAGATGAAGAAGAAATCATCTTAGAAGATGTTAAATTACCAGAATCATCACCAGCAGAAGTTAAAGTACTTCGAGCTGAAAAGAAGAAACTATATTGTACTGTCAGTATGCTTCCAGATTCAAATCGACCATTTGCATTGTTTGTTAAATCAAACTATACAGAAACTTCATTAGTCGCAGACGAAGCGGTTGATCTTCTTTTAGAACTTGCCATATCCAAAGGCATTCCACAGGTTCACATTGATGATCAAGTAAAGAAGATGAATAAAGATAACAACATTAATAAAGTTGCACGTCTTGTAAGTCTCAATCTACGTCATGGCGTGTTCATTAAGAATATCGTAGCAACTCTTGATCGAAGTGAAAATGCAGTGGCAGGATCATTCACATATGCAATAAAGAAATTACTATCAGGTTATGTCAATGATGGTGAAAAAGTAGAAAACGCGACTTGCTTAGAATGTGGAAGTGAAAACGTTCGATATGAAAGCGGATGTAGCGTTTGTGCTGACTGTGGTGGATCTAAATGTGGCTAACCTATCACCATGTATTCGTATATGCGAAATACGCAATGGTAGGTGCGCAGGCTGTTATAGAACTTTAGAAGAAATTAATAATTGGGCTTCAATGAACGAAGCCCAACAAAAAGAAGTTTTAGATAAATGCTGTCATAGATCATTTTCTCATGCAGTGGTACATGAGACACCCAAAAAGAAATCTTAGATTTTAACTACTACTCGATTAGGTCGATTTATAAATTCTTGAAATTGAATAAATCTCCAACCCATTAACCAAACAGATAGTAAGAATACCATATAACTGATATTGAATATCAATGAAAATATTCCTGTTAGAAATTCATTATTAATTATTACATTGCCAGCCAAGAACAGCAACAATATCATTCCAAAAAATAGCATGGAATTATAGTGTAGTAATTTTTTTACATCTTCCATGTTATATAATATCAATGTCGTTCCTTATATCGCTGGTATTGCTGGGTAGATATTTACTAATTGAAGTTTACTTGGTTTGGGCGTACCAAATTCAGTAAACGTATACCATGAATCATCATAGCTCATTTTATATTTATCACCATCAACCTCAATTACTTGAGCGCAATACCAACTTATATTTTGATCCTTCCAATCAGATGGATGCTGTTCATCCCAATCGGTTGCTATATAATCACCAACCAACGGCTTATCTGGAAGTAGGATCATTGCGTTTATTTCATTTAGAAATTCAATGGTCATTAAAATTCCACAAATTTATATTCACAACCTTTTGGTGGTAAATGAATATGATCGATACCATTGAAGCCTTGCTTTAGTAAGACGTTACTATCCTTTGGAGTAGCAAGCGCAGGATTATAAGATAGTGTTATATGGTAATAGCCACCTGATGGTCTAAACAATTTACTGTTTACTTCCACAACAATACATTCAATAGTTTCACCACCAGCATATCCGATTATCTTTAAACGTTCTAGATTAAAATCTTCATCTAAGCCAGTAACATTAAAAGCTGTGGTTATGTGGCAATCTGTTTGCTTTTCAAATTTGGGTTTGAACTTTCTATAGATAAAATCTCTATGACGTTCAAGAAGAAATATTCCAGCCCAACCTTTTTTCTGGTTGGCTATTTCATCAGTATCATTATTTTCTGAATCATCGTTAGTAATCGTCGTAGTATTCATCGTCTACACCAAATTTTTCAAACTCACTTTCCTGATCTTCAGAGGAAAAATAAATCCACTCGTTAATATCCGAGAAAGTTTTATCGTATGTCTGATCGTATACTTCTTTCGTTTCTTCATTAATAGATATGCCATGAATCTTCATCAATTCATCAGCATCCATTGTTTTAATATCAGATAGAATCTGTCGATCAAACTCGTTTTTGTTGTTACGCATTGCCCTTCTTCGGTTAAAAATCAATAATTAATCATACCATTATAATTAATTATTGGTGTGATTCGTTTCACATAATATTTATTAGTCGTAAAAATCTTGTGAATATATACCCTTCTTACTTTTCGCTGCTAACTCCGTGAGTTCATCAACATAGATATCAACTCGAAGTTTTTCATTCTTTATGATTCGGTTATATTGCTTCAATACCTTTTGTGCTTCTGTCAATTTATCTTGGATCTTTTGCTTCTCAGCTTGTGTAAATCGATAAACAGGTAGATCAGCAATATAATCTAACATAACAATATCGAAGCTAGCAAGTAGTTCCTTCAATTCTGCTCGCGATTCAGTTTTCTTAGCCAAACCACCAACGTTTTTATTGATCGCTTTTATAATATCTAAGTATCGCTGGATATCAACTTTGAGTAAATCTCGTTTATGTTCATATCGAGTCTTATACCAAGATAGACGCCAATCGGTAAAGTCTTGGACAATCTCTTTAAATGATGATGGATAGATAGACTGACCATCGAAGTCAATCACATTCAAATTCTCTTTTATTTGTACAGTCAGTCCTAACATTGATCTAACTTCATCAACGGTCTTACCTTTCAATGCACCACGTTTAAATTTAACTGTAATATCATATATATCTTTTGAATCATCAGTATAGGATGCGATCTTATCCGCTTCAATGAATTTATGCAGAGTAGTAATATACTTCGCATGTTGAACGCCGTATGGCAACGTGTTTATCTTAACAGTGGATGTATTGACCACATCAATGTCTGCCTTAAATACCCAGCGTTCATCACCTTTGTTATCTACGACCTTCCCAGTTGAAAAATTCTTTGTGGGGAGAAACGTAGGATTTGGCTCTACAATCTTCTTATTTTTTAAATGACTTAATTGAGCTTTGATAATATCATCTAGTGATCTTGGTAAAATAGATGCTGCAAATCCACTCGCTATACCATCCTGTGGATTTAATAATACAATTGGTATCAATGGTAGAAAATGCATAGGCTCTGTTGTAGTGCCATCGTAATTAGCTTGATGTGGCAGTATATCTATATCTATATAGACACAATCTTTAGTGAATTGAGATACCTGCATGTGAGTATATCTAGTTGCACCGTATTCAGTTGGATCTATTAATGTTCCAAACGAACCATCACCATCCATAAGAGGAACATTGTTTCCATAAAACGCTGCTAATGTATTTGCAGCCGATTCTGGTAGTCCGTGTGGATGTATATCTAATGTAGAACCAGCCAATGTGACAGTCTTGTGTCGCTTACCATCCTTCGCTTTCCATAACAACCTTCGCGCAGCCGCTTTCATTCCATCGGATACATGTGGAATTGCGCGATTGCTAATGGTGTATAGGGAATAAGCTCTACTTAGGTCTACTATTTCTTTTGCTGTTATTTTAGTATTCATTTAACCAAGTCATTATAACTGATGGGTGTGTAGTTAGTATGCTCAACACAAACATTTCTGTATTGTTCTGAAGGTACAATCTTATTATGTATGTGTCCATGTGCGTTAAGAAATTGTTCCGCAAATGGAATGTAACTATCAAATGGAGCATGAGTCATCATAATCCCAGCCCAATCTAAGTAGTATGAAACATACATTTCATCTACATGATAATTTTTTAGTTTATAACCCTTTTCCCAATCATGGTTTCCGATTATTAAAATCTTATAACCATTCATCTTATCTAAGAATTCATTTACTAAACCAGTGTAACCCATTCCGATATCACCTAACATAAAAACAATATCATCTTCACCAACAACTGAATTATGTTTATGCATCATATCGTGATTCATCTGATCAGGATTGTCATAAGGTCTGTTTGCGTATTTGATAATATTTCTATGTATAAAATGATGATCACTACAAAACCAAATACGATCTTTGTCAGATGCATTGACTTCTATTTCTGATTTGTTCTTATGGTAGCTATCCCATTCTTTATAGATATGTGGCTTTTTCAATCGTGGAAAAGTTCTTGATAATCTTTCGTCCCAAGTATGCCCATACAGACTTGCTAAATATTCGTTTTTAAATTTATTTTTATTCATAGGAATTAATTATACCATAGTTGATTAATTAGGTCAACATGGCAATCTACGGGGGCTGTAGGGATACCAGTATTTATTAACATCAGGTTAAATTTCATTGTGATATTATGAGTTGTGGCTGAAATTTAACATCACTTTTAGTCATTAATTTCTTAAATACTTACATGAAAAAAATCTCAAAGAAAGCAGCGCATAAAAAAATTCAGCAGTATATAAATAACTCCACCGAGGACGATAATTTAATAATTACCGAATCCTTGTGTTACTACTGGTGGGACTATTTAAACGCTGCATTCTTCGACGGGGAATTAATTCCACCAGTACGCTTCGAGCTTGGCAATTTCCATGATGCTGGCTGGTGCACCACCTTTGGTAAATCAGCCGCTAAACAGCGCCGTGTTAAATTAGGATTAAGTTCTAAAATAACAACACAATTAACCTTTATCGAAGTGCTAGCTCATGAAATGGTTCATCAATGGCAATGGGAGGTTAGAAGGGAATCTCACAAAGAAATGAAACATGGAAAGAGTTTTTACTCATGGACTCAGGAATTAAAAGAATCTAATATCCCATTACATCGATCCATTAGGATGTAGTATGCAGTTGAATATTAATTTTTGCAGAAAATTCATCGTATGTTTTACTCTGAATTAATTTTAACGTATATAACCTACCATATTTGTCAATTAAATCGTTTACATCCTTAATTTTGTCATCAAATGATGATTCGAACGGAATTGACACGCTCCAACCCATCTCAACGGCCTCCAGAGCCGCCTCCTGCCCATCACCGAACCGATCCATCACGTAGACTTTCTCTCGACTTGACTTGCTCAGCCACGCTGCCTGTTCCTCTCTGATGTGATTACCAAACAATGCTACACCATTTAAATGATAAGCATCAAACCATCCTTCAGTGACATATAATGGTTTATCGTAATCTTCAAACAAAATATCGTAGTTACTAATAATCTTATTGCGGTTTAATTTCTTGTTTGTAGCATTCATGTATTTCTTTGCTGACTTGCCTGAAATATCACGACCTTGATAAAACACAATATTGTCATTGTGGAATATAGGAACAATCACACGATTTTCCCATTTTTTAAATTCTATTTTAGATGCCTGCCTGCACACCATGAACATATGATCTTCTGGATTAATTTTTCGGGATTCTAGATATTCGATTATTTTATTATCCACTTCAATATCACCAGACGTATCTAATAGATCAAAATCTTTTGGTAATGGTAGCTCAACAGGATCGATTGATTTAATTTTAGTTTTAACATTAGAAGAAGCTGATGAACGATTTGATGCATTTTGTTGAAATAAATTAAAACTTAGTATATCTAAATTTTTATCACTCATACCAAAATCAGTTAACACCGATCTTAGTTTAGGTGGAATACCAAAACTCTCATTGTATTTGATGCCAGTGGCTACTGAGCAGTTAAAGCAATTGAATGTCACACCTTCTGAATTGAATATGAAACCAGAACGTGGACCTTTACTTCCATGATCACAACCAACGTGTACGCATGATTCCCAGCCTTTATTATTAGGTGGATTTAATAGTACGTGTTCTCTGATTATTTGTTCTACTTCATTCATCGACGGAATGATAACACAAATAGATTGTGAATTAGTTCACATTATTTCTTGTTTTGTGAACTGGGTTTCCTTTTTCTTGGTTTTTTTGTTGCTGCTTCTATAGCTGCCATTTTTTCATCGACCATGTGCTCTATCCGAACACCTATTTCACTGGAGTGCATCCACATATCTTTACCATCTAATACGAAGTCAAATTCTTCTTCAGAAATAAAAGGAACATATAATGGTCTTGCAAAATCATGAAACCAATCAGTGACAGCATCTAACCTAGAACGTTGTTCATGGCCTTTACCAAATACCATACCACTAAAATTATGAATCATTAAAACAGCATTGTCATGAACAACAAATTCATCACCACTTAAAAATATTAAAGAACCGACTGAAAATGCTTGTGCTTCTAATTCGCATACTACATGCGCGTGAGATTCGCGTATTGCATTGATTATTTGTATACCGGTATCCATGCATCCACCTACAGTGTTTAAATGAATTTTTATTATATCGTTGGGAGCAGCACTTCTTATCGTGTGTATCATTTCTATATAATTAACTGCCAGTCCAACATCACCAGTAATATAAAAGTGGTGTATGATAGCAGTTAAGTGCTCTTGGAAATAATGCACTCCACAATTCATATCAGGCTCATTACTATTGACAGTATCATTCATATAACAATTATCCTGTTATTATCTAAAGTTAAAATTAAGTGAAAGTGAATTACTTTTTGGCCGTATTATTTTTAGCCCAATCTAAATCTAGTGGTTTACTATATTCTTCATTTAAATATAGTATATCATTAAACTCAGGTAATTCTTTAGGATCAAGATCATCAACACTGTAACTTAACGTAACGTGTGTTTTAAATTCGGGAAAATCGTATGTGGCTTCTTTATACTTCGACATTAATTCTTTATGTCGAGCTTTAAATTCAGGTGCATCTAGTTTTAATACTAGACAATTTGATTTCTCACCAGTTTTCTCATCAGGCTTTGAAGGCCAAATTTCAAAACCCATAGGTTTACACTCTATGGGTTTATCATATTTACCAACTGGTTTATAATCTTTTATATAAGCTCTGCTATATAAAAGTGTTGCATGGAGTTTGCTTATGTCAACAGAATTAACTATTTTATTGTTTTTGATATACTTGGTAAGTGCATTTTTAGATTCTTGTGAGAATCTAGCAGCAGCGTATGTACCTTTTTCATCTTTATCAGATTTATCTTCAAACAATTCATTAATTAACATGCTAACCTCGAAAAATGCTTATCTACTTAGTAGTTATGCATCTCCCTCGGCTTCGTTAATAGCTTTAATTAAATCTGCTTTACGCATTCCAGATCGGCCTTTAATTTCCAATTCAGCAGCGCGGTCACGCAATTCTTCCACGTTCATTTCTTCAGTCATGTCTTCGATAGCAGCTTCGTCTTCAGCTTCGTCTTCAGCTTCGTCTTCAGCTTCGTCTTCAGCTTCGTCTTCAGCTTCGTCTTCAGCTTCGTCTTCAACAACTTCTTCTTCAACAGCGTCGTCTTCAACTTCTTCTTCTTCAACAGCTTCTACTTCTTTCCCAGCAAGTTTCGCCATTCGCTCTCGTCGAGCTTTCATCTTCGGATGCATTTGCATTTCTCCATCATAAAACATATATTTATGCTGGTTCGTATATTAATAACCTACAATCATCCAAATCATCACCATGTGCAATTTTATATTTGTCTGGTGTTAATACCTCAATATTAAAATTGTTATCACATTGATGAAATTGTTTTTTCATTATTCCCATTAAAATCAAAGGCTTATGAGATAATGCTTCGATAAATAATCGCCGACCACCTAGTACAACAACCTTTTTACTGTTATGTTGATTTAACAATTGAGCCTGATGAAGATTGGACACCTTAGTACCGTGTGCTGGATTAAATGATTCAGTAGATGAAACCACGAATATATCTTTATTAGAAAATATATCGAAGTATTTTGAATCTTCTTCAAGGAATGTGTTATACGTATTTCTCCCCATAACACACGCAGTATTTTCTTTATCAGTTAATGTATCTAAGAACTCCATATAATTTTCTGAGTACCACGGTATCTTTCCATTTTTTGAAAATCCACCATTTTCATCAACTGATAACATTATCGATAATTGTTTATCTATTTCCACGGTAGTTCATTATCCTCCATCATTGCTCTATACTGATGCCAACCACGAAAGTTACGAGATTCCATTTCAGCAAAAGTAAATGGTTTTGCCTGATGTTCAATCGGTGATGCATGTAATGGCACAGATCCAACCAATCGATCATATAGTTTAAGATCATTTTCCACGTTAGGTGTTTTACCATCATGTGTTAAATAAGAAACTCGTGCACATCTGGCAGCACTCATCTTAATTAATTTGAGTGTTGGATATGTTTTTCGTTCTTCATCAGAAATATAAGGAAGATGCCATTCTTCTTCTGTTAAGATTTTTGGGTTAGATTCCTCAACTAAGTCTCTCATCTTAATCGCTAACTCATGAAATTCTGGTTGAGCGTCTGGATGAGCACGTAGCTCATAGAAATTATCCCATTCAGTACCAGTAACAATGGTGGAAATATAAGTGAATGGTTCCATGATACGATTGCCAACTTGCTTATGAATATTTAATTCATCCAATTTCTCAGCAATATTAGCAACTGATTCAGCAGCTTCTAACCACAAAGCCTTTGCAGCTTCCAGTTCTTCGCCTTCGAGCTGTTCTGTTGCCTGCATACCGGGCATGTTCTTGCCCCAATGTATCGGCATGGCAGGATTAGTTTTAACTTGTTCTATAGTTTTAGCGATTGGTATGGCTCGGCTTGAGCTTGAATTTCGACTTATCATTCTATGTGTATTAACTTCACTTAAAATGTATCGATGGTAGCGAAGTTGAAAGGTAATTAAATCCTTACCAGCTTCGGATTGGCTGTGTTCTATTAATTTTACTTCTATTCCACTCATATTGGTATTCCTATTATTCAACGTCTACTTCGATTAATAATTCTTTACGGACGAATTTTTTCCATCGTCCATCGTCGATTTCAACAGGAGTTATTTGTACAAGATTAATAGTTCGTTCTTGAGCAGTACCAACAGCTTTTAATTTATCTTTTGCTGTTCGTCCAGTTAGAACAACTTCGATATGCTCACCAGATTCGTTTTTAAACAGATAAGTTTTTTCTTCAGACACTAATCATATCTCCCAATTGATTTCAGGAGATATGATAATTTAGAATGTGAATTAAGTCAAACTTTAATTATACTTGATCAGTTGCTTTCAACCATTGTTTAACTAATTTAGATCTAACAACATCATCAGCAGTAAATTTAATGTTAGAGAAATTATCCATATAATCAAAAGCATCAATTAATCTGTCAAGACCAGATACTTCATGACGTTTTAAATCACATTGACGTTTATGATCACCACAGATAATTACTCTGGTGTTTTCACCAATTCGTGTCATGACTGAATCTAGTTCATCAAAATTCATGTTTTGACTTTCATCTACAATTACTAATGCATTGTCCCAAGTTAATCCACGTATGTGTGATGTTGAAACAAACTTAATTTTACCAGCTTCTTTCATATCATTATAAGTAGATTTTCTTCCAAGTAATTCATGACAGATATCATGGTATGGCAATTCAAAAACTTCTTCTTTTTCTTCCTTACTGCCGGGTAAGTGTCCCATTTCTCGACCAGCTACTACAGATCTAACAACAATTATTTTATCGTGTTCACCACGACTCAACATTTCGTTAAGAGATAGATAGAAAGCT